ATCAGCAGTATCCGCAATTGATCTGAGCTTCGACTCTGAAAACACAGTCGAAGAGTTCTCTGTGGAATTGCAGTTGCTGTATTGGGAATCAGCCCAATCGGAGTAATTTGTACCCTTTGGACGTTTGAATAAATATGAGTATGGGGGAGGAATGGTTTCTTCCCCATACTTCATTTTATAAATTATAATTATGCCGACCCTATTTGGATGGAAATTTGAAAAACTCAGTGACGCTGAACTGCGTGACAAACTTGACGCGCAGGCGGTTTCTTTCGTTCCTGCAACAACGGACGATGGCTCAACCGCCATTAGTACGGCTGGATATTATGGACAATATTTAGACCTGGATGGAGACTCGGCAAAGACGGATCAGGATCTGATTCGGAAATATCGTGTTGCCTCTGAGCAGTCAGAATGCGATCAGGCGATCGACGATATTGTTAACGAGGCAATTGTGAACGATCATGATGATCTTCCCGCCTCACTCAATTTAGAAAAATTAGAGCAGCCCGCATCGATCAAGAAACTCGTGAGAGCTGAGTTTGATCATATCTGTCAGTTATTGGATTTTAGCAATAACGCTCAGGACATTTTCCGTAAATGGTATATTGATGGGCGTATATTCTACCATATCATCGTGGACGAAACGGCTCCGCAGAATGGTATTCAGGAATTGCGTTACATTGATTCGATGAAGATTCGCAAAGTCCGAGAGATCAAGGATGAAGTTGATCCTTTGACCGGTGCAAAGATCATTAAAAATGTTGATGAATACTATCTTTATCAGGATAGTGGACTTCAGCGGTCAGACATTGGTCTCAAGATTAGTAAGGATGCAGTCTGCTATGTTCCTTCCGGAATACTTGATGCATCACGCAAACGTGTTCTCTCTGCTCTTCATAAGGCAATCAAGCCAGTGAATCAGTTGCGCATGATGGAAGACTCATTGGTCATCTATCGTCTTGCACGTGCCCCGGAACGCCGTATTTTCTATATCGACGTGGGCAATCTTCCGAAGGGTAAGGCGGAAGAATATATGCGTACGATCATGAATCAGTACCGCAATAAGCTGGTATATGATGCTCAGACGGGTGAGATTCGCGATGACCGCAAGCATATGAGCATGCTCGAAGACTTTTGGCTCCCGCGCCGTGAGGGTGGTCGTGGCACAGAAATTACAACGCTTCCGAGCGGAGACAATCTTGGCCAGATCGATGACATCGTCTATTTTCAGAAGAAGCTATATCGTAGCCTTAATGTTCCGATCGGTCGGTTACAAGACGCGGATGGCGGTATGTTTACAAATAAAACAACTGAGGTTGCTCGGGATGAGATTAAATTTCAGAAGTTTGTGGATAGATTGCGTAAGAAATTCTCGATTATGTTCTTTGAGCTTCTGCGTACTCAGCTAATTCTAAAGGGTATCATTACACTTGAAGATTGGCCACAATTTCGTGAGGATATCACTGTTGATTTTAGACAGGACAATCACTTTACAGAGTTAAAGGAATCCGAAATCTTAACGGATCGACTCGCTTTGCTTCAACTGGTGCAGCCCTACATTGGGAAATACTATTCGGATGGATGGGTCAGAAAAAACATTCTTCGTCAAACTGATGAGGATATTGAGATAATGGATGAAGAAATGAATGAGGACGGTTCGGCTCAGGCTGCTGAAGATCAAAGACAGGCTGAACTTGAGGCAATTGCGAACCCACAGCCCACAATGGCGCCTGTTGCAGAAGCATAATCTTATAAATAGAAGTAATATTGTAACATGGATACAAATCTCACATCAATGATCATGGCTCTTGCCACTGGCAAAGCTTCAGAGGCGAATCACTCATTTACTCGGGCAATGACTGAGAAGATGAATGCGGCATTGGATGAACGGAAAATTTCAATGGCAGGAGAGGTTTATAGTGCGGTTGAACGCCCAAGCGCTCCTGAAGTTAAATGAACTTTTTCGAAACAGTTCGTAAATTAAACGAAGGCGAGCATGATCTTGAGGATGACGCCATGGCCTCGAAGCATACCAAAGATGCACACGCATTTTCAGGAATGGGCGATCATGGTAATGCAGCACTGCATCATGGCGCAGCAAGTGTTGCTCATTCAGATGCTGCAAAGATGACGTACGATAAAAGCGTTCAGCAATATCATGGTTTGATGGCGGCTCATCATAAAACTATGAAAAGTTATCACGAAGCACTCGCATAAGAACTTTAATATGCAAAATTTAATTAATAGTGTTCTTTCGGTTATTGCAGAGGCGAAGGATGACTACGTGGATGGTTACAATAGCCCCGAGGGTCACGCGGAGCGTGCAAAGCGTGATGCAATAGGTGCAAAGGCAGATCAGCATAGCAAAGACGCCCACGAGTTCTCTTCGATGGATGATCATGCACAAGCGGAACTGTTTCATAAAGCCGCAAGTACTGCACATCATGCAGCTGCAAAGGCTTCATATACTCGTGCTAAGCTGCACTATCATGAGCATATGTCAAAACATCATGCCGCGATGGCGGCCCATCATCTCAGTCACGGGATTGCGGCAGCTCGACGCTCTCCGTAAAAGAGTAATAATTTTAAATGAACTTTTTCGACACTGCCCGTCAATTGCAAGAGGATCCAGATCATAGTGCTCGGGCCCATGCACATGGTCAGCTTGCATATGTTGATACCGAAAAAGGCGATCACACTCAGGCAGAAAAATCTCATCGCGTAGCAAGTATTATGCATGGCGTTGCGGCGAATCACCTCGGTTTAGGGGGAGACGAAGCAAAACGCAGCTATCATACAATCATGGCAAAGCATCATGAGGAGCTGCAGCAGCATCACAGAACATCTCGTACAAAATGAAACTCATCACAGAACATCTCGATAGCGACATCGGTTATATTACCGAAGGCATCGGCGCAGAAAAGAAAACCTTCGTTGAAGGCGTTTTCATGCAGGCTGAAAAAGCCAACCGCAATGGTCGCATCTATCGCTACAATGTTCTTGCACCAGCAGTTTCTAAATACGTTACAGAACAAGTTGAAACTGGTCGTGCCGTTGGTGAACTAAATCATCCAGATGGTCCCACGGTCAATCTCGATAAGGTCTCGCATCGCATTACCACTCTTAAGTGGGATGGTCATAATGTAATGGGTAAGGCTCTTGTTCTCAACACTCCGATGGGCAACATCGTAAAAGGTCTCGTTGAAGGCGGAGTTCGTCTCGGCGTTTCAAGCCGCGGTATGGGTTCACTGGAACGCAGCGGTAATGTAATGACAGTGAAGCCTGACTTTGTTCTTTCTACGATTGATATTGTTCAGGATCCTTCTGCTCCAGAAGCATTCGTGAATGGTATCATGGAAGGCGTTGAATACTTTGTTCGTGGTAATGAAATTATCGCTGAACGTATTCAGGCTGAAATTCATCGTACACCTTCCAAGCAGCTTATTGAAGCTCAGGTTCGTGTATTTAAAAACTTTCTGAACGAAATTGCCTCACGGTAATATTGTTCAATGTATAAAACTTTCTTTATGGGTAAAACTGAAGATGCATATAATGGTAACGTGAAATCATCTAAGGTGAATTGTGAATTAACTGAGACTGATATCAAGCATTCAATGCTGGGTGTCCTCTCTAAACTCCAACCACTATAATATTATAGTAGGCTATCTAAAATATATGTCATTAAAATCAAAAGGTCAAGTTGATCTCATTGAAGACATCACTGTTGAAGAACTACTTGCTGATGGACTCGTTGAAGACGTTGAAGTTTCTGGCGAGGAACAAGGCAAGAAGAAGCTTGATGACAAAGAAGGTACCGCGGATGCTCCAGTAGCAAATGCAGTACCGGTGGATGCTCCTGAAGCGGATCCTGTAAAACCAGAATTCGATGCAGTTGCAGCCGCTGTAAGTGCAGCACCTGTGGCGATGGCGCCACACACTCAGGGAGTTCCTGAGGCGCCGGCACTTGCACCAGATGTTCAAAAGGCAGCTGATTCAGTGAACGCAGCAATTGCTGCGGCTCCTAAAGCAGAAGTGCCCCAGACCAAAGCTGGACTCATTAATGCGATGTATCAGCATCTCTCAACAATGAAGACCGAGGATCTAGCGAGCGCCTACAGCACAATGACAACTCCAAAAGAGATGTCAAAGGCTGAAGACCCCGCAAAACCCGAGGACGATTCAGCAGAAAAGATGGCAGCAGAACCAGCGGCGGATGCACCGAAAGATGCAGAAATGCCAATGGCCGACGATGAAAAGGGTGAAGACGAAAAGAAAGAGAAAGAAGACGACGATGAAGAGGAAGTCAAGGAAAACCTTGATGTTCTTCTCCAGGCTGAAAAGTCACTGTCCGAAGCTTTCCGTTCTAAGGCATCTTCACTTTTCGAGTCTGCAGTAAAGACGAAACTTGCGGAAGAAGTCTCTCGCATCGAGGAAAATTACCAAACTCAATTGGAAGAAGAAACCACAAAAATGGCTTCAGCTCTCTCCGAGAAGGTTGATAGCTATCTTAGCTATGTGGTAAAGACCTGGATGGAAGAGAACAAAGTCGCAATCGAATCTGGTCTGCGTACCGAGATCGCGGAGAATTTCATTGGTGCGTTGAAAAACGTATTCAAGGAAAGCTACATCGAAGTTCCAGAAGGTAAGGAAAATCTTGTTGATACTCTCACCAAGAACGTTGCTTCCCTCGAAGAACAGCTGATGAAGGCCACGGAATCCAATATGAAACTCAATGAGTCTGTAGGCGCGTTAAAGCGCGAACAGATCCTTGCTGAGGCTTCAGTAGGTCTTGCTTCAACAGAAGCAGTCAAGTTCAATTCTCTTACATCAGAAATTGATTTTGAAGATGCAGAGTCTTTCACTAAGAAAGTTCAAGGCATCAAAGAATCGTTCTTTCGTAAGGTTGTTAAAGCAAAAGTACAAACAGAAGAAGCAGTCACTCTTAGTGAATCCAGTTTAGATGAAAATCTAAACCCATTAATGGCAGCATATTCTTCAGCAATTACCCGAACACTTAAATAATCTACAGTAGTAGATTTAAACTAAACTAACATGTATAATTCAGAATTACTTCAAGAGAAGTGGAATCCTATCATCAACCATAAGGATCTTCCTTCAATCAAAGACAACTATCGCCGCGCTGTTACAGCCGTGGTGCTGGAAAATCAAGAAAAAGCCCTCCGCGAAGAACGCTCGGCTAATTCTTTTCAATCATTGCACGAGGCAACTCCTGTCAATTCAGTGACCGCCGCCGGCGTCGCAAATTGGGATCCAATCCTGATCAGCCTCGTTCGCCGTTCAATGCCAAACCTGATCGCCTATGATATTGCTGGCGTTCAACCAATGTCTGGCCCAACTGGCCTGATCTTCGCAATGAAGAGCAAGTACGCAACACAGGATGGCACAGAAGCTCTCTTCAATGAAGCTGATGCTGGCTTCTCTGGTCTCAATTCAAGTGGTTCTGCCGTGGTCAACGGTGGTCCTTCATCTGGTTTGGGCGGTACAGCCTCCTCGATCGCTGCAACAGATGCTAACACTGATAAAGTCAGTGATGCATTCATTACTGGCGATGCAGGTGCTCATGGTATGACCACAGCGCAGTCAGAAGCACTCGGCGGTTCAGGTGCGGCTTTCGGCGAAATGGCCTTCTCAATCGAGAAAGCAACGGTCACTGCCCGTACACGCGCCCTCAAGGCCGAGTACACAATGGAACTCGCTCAGGACTTGAAGGCCGTTCACGGTCTCGATGCTGAGTCAGAGCTCGCTAACATCCTCTCGGCTGAAATCCTTGCGGAAATCAATCGCGAAGTCATTCGCACGATCAACATCAAGGCGATCCTTGGTGCACAGTCTGCAAATTGCACCGTCCCAGGTGTAGTTAACTTGACGACCGATGTTGATGGTCGTTGGTCTGTTGAAAAGTTCAAGGGTATGATCCTTCAAATCGAACGCGAAGCCAATGCAATTGCAAAAGCTACACGTCGTGGTAAGGGTAATTTCATCCTTTGCTCAAGCGACGTTGCTTCAGCTCTTGTTGCTGCTGGCGTTCTTGACTATACCCCAGCTCTTTCGACTAACCTCGAAGTTGACGACACTGGTAGCACCTTTGCTGGTGTTCTCAATGGTCGTACCAAGGTTTATATCGATCCATATGCAACGGATGATTATGTCACTGTTGGATACCGTGGTACAAATCCGTATGATGCGGGTATGTTCTATGCTCCATACGTCCCACTCACAATGGTACGCGCAGTAAATCCGGCTGATTTCCAACCACGTATCGGGTTCAAGACTCGTTACGGCATGGTTGCAAATCCATTCGCTGAGTCTGCCCCAGTGAACGGCGTTGGCACAAATCGCTCGAATAAATACTTCCGTATCTTCGGCGTAAAGGGTCTGCTCGACACGTAATTACGTTTAAGTATTTTAAATACTTTGAGAAGGGGCTCCGAAAGGAGCCCCTTTTTTTGCCTATAAATATAGATGTATGAATAACCTTACCACAAATAAAAACTACCTGAGTCCCACCGGGTTTAAGGTGGTTATCAATTCTCAGGAATTTTCAAATCTCGAGTATTTCTGTACTCATGCCACAGTTCCTGGAATTTCGCTGACGCCCGTGAATATGCCATGGCGTGGCAATCAAAATAGAATCTCGGGTGACCGCATTGAATATCCTGCATTCACTATGAAGTTCATGGTCTCGGAGAATATGGAGAATTACATTGAGATTTTTAACTGGATGAAACTGAATTCCGTTGAATCAACATTTAAGAAATGCGATGTGATCCTTCACATTATGTCGAGTCATAATAACATTACAAAAAAGATTCGTTATGTTGATGCATTTCCAGTTTCTCTGGGTGAACTTGAACTGCATACTCAAAACACGGATGTGGAATATGTGACGTTGGATGCTCAGTTGGAATATACCTACTTCGAATTTCTGACCTAAAAATTTAAGATAAATACTTCTATTATATTATGATTACACTTGATGGTTTGATTGAAATGTGGAAAAAGGATTCTGAGATTGATGAGATGAATCTCGATGAATCTTCTCAGAAAATTGCAAAGATCCATGGTAAATACCTGGAACTTATCTCGATTACGAAACTTCAGCTAAAGAAGAAAGAGCTTGAACAAAAGATCCTTTTAAAGGACAAATGGCTCTACTTCAACGGTAAGATGGATCAGGCTGAGATTGCCACTCGTGGTTGGCCATTTGATCCATTCAACGGTCTTAAGATCATGAAGACGGACCTTGAGTATTATTTTAATGCTGATCCTGAGCTTCAGAAGTCAGAAGAAAAGATTATCTATCTCAAAACTCTGGTAGAAACGCTTGAGGAGATTATGGGTACTCTGCGCTGGCGCCATACTCATATTAAGAACATGATTGACTGGCGCAAGTTTACATCCGGAGCATGAGCGATCTTATTAAGATCCAGAAGAAGAATGAGGTATTTGTTCGGGTGGACTGTGATCCATCTGTTGCAAATGAACTGTCTGACTTTTTTACTTTCTTCGTTCCTGGCTATAAGTTTATGCCAGCATACCGTAATAAGGTATGGGATGGAAAGATTCGTCTCTTTGATTCTCGACTCAAGACAATCTATGGCGGTTTAATTCCCTACATCAAAGAGTTTGCTGAGGTTAGAAAATGTGAAGTAGAATGGGTGGATGATCCATACTACGGAAGACCAAACTCTCAAGAACTGATTGACTCAAATGAACTGGCTCAATTCATTGCGAGCCTGAATCTGTATGCTCACGGTAAATCGATTGATCCACGAGAGTATCAGGTTGAGGCAGTAATGCATGCACTCACAAATTGGAGAGCACTGCTGCTGAGTCCCACCGCCTCGGGTAAGTCACTCATCATCTACATTCTAATTCGATGGTATCTTTCCAAATACGATAAAAAAGTACTGCTGATTGTGCCAACAACTTCCCTCGTGGAACAGATGTATAAGGACTTTGCAGATTATGCCACACTCGATGAAACGTGGGGTGTTGAGGAAACATGCCATAGAATCTATTCGGGTAAAGAGAAAATCAACATTAGCCAGCGTGTAATTATTACCACATGGCAGTCCATCTATAAGATGCAGGCCACATGGTTCGAACCGTATGGCATGGTCATTGGAGATGAAGCTCACAACTTTAAAGCCAAATCATTGGCAGCAATTCTAGAGAAACTAAGAGATGCTAAATTTCGCATTGGTACTACTGGCACATTGGATGGAACTCAAACACATAAGCTTGTACTTGAAGGATTATTTGGTCCCGTCTATCAGGTGACTACCACAAAAACTCTTATTGAACAGAACGCTCTTTCAGATCTTGACATTTCGGTATTATTGATGAAGTATAGTGACGAGTTATGTCAGGCAGCAAAGCAATTCGATTATCAGGCTGAGATTGATTTTATCGTGTCTCATGCACCGCGAAATAAATTTATTCGCAATCTAGCATTGGCGCAGGAAGGCAATACGTTGATCCTTTATAATTACGTCGAAAAGCATGGCAAACCATTGTACGATCTAATCGATAAAAAGTTAAATGAATTGCCCCGACGGACTCGCAAACTCTTTTTTGTGTCGGGCGGAGTAGATACTGATGAACGTGAACGTATTCGTGAGATTACCGAGGGCGAAAAGGATGCAATCATTGTGGCTTCTATGGGTACGTTTTCTACGGGTATAAATATACGTAATCTGCATAACATCGTGTTTGCCTCTCCTTCAAAATCTCAGATTCGTATTCTTCAATCTATTGGACGTGGGCTTCGTAAATCTGATAACGGCGTTGCCACAAAGGTATTTGACATTGCTGATGACCTGCACTGGAAGAAGTCACGCAACTATACGCTGGATCATGCATCGGAAAGAATCAAGTTGTATTCAAAAGAAAAGTTTAACTATGTAATCCATGAGGTGGCGCTATGAGTCTCTACGATCTTGCAGTCATTTTTAAGCTCACCTCAGGAGATACGATTGTGTGTCAGGTGCTATCTGATACGGATAAAAATATGTTGGTTCGTGATCCTGTTCAAGTAAACACGATCAGCGTTTCAACTGTTGATGGAATTCGTTCCTCCACATATTATTCTCCTTGGTTTCTTGGAGCCAGCTCTCGAGTCCATATGATTCGTAAAGACCACGTGCTGAGTGCTGCAATTCCAAACGATGAAATCAAGGAGCAATACTCGGAGATTGTTTCTCATCACTTTGAAACTGAATCGAAAGATCCTTCTATAAAACAGAAAGCCAGCAAATCTTTTAAAAATCCATGGGACGACCTTAACTTTAAGATTGATCCTAAGGAAAGATTTAATAGTTAATCCTAATACTGTTAAGTGAACAGAGATAGATTATAAGAATGATGAGCCAATGTGTACATCTTAATTGTACATGAACATCATTTAGTTTTACACAAAAACTTAAAACTAAGTGTTTACAATTCAAGCTTGATATGTTAGATTGATTCTGATAAATGACTACACCATAATTTTATAATGAGTACCACTGATAATTTAGACCCGAATGTGAAACCTAAAATGACGATCGCAGCAAAGCGTGCGGGCGTGCATTACGTGAATAATAAAGAGTTCTCTCAGGCAGTCGTTGACTATGTAAATCTAGTCAAGAAAGCCAAGGCGACTAATACCGAGATTCCTCGTATTACCGAATACATTGGGCGGTGTTTTCTTCGCATTGCTGAAGGTCTATCTCATAAGCCAAACTTTGTGAGATATACCTATCGCGAAGAGATGGTGATGGATGGCGTTGAGAACTGCATTAAAGCCATTATGAATTACAATGTGGAAGCAGCCACTCGTACTGGTTCTCCAAATGCATTTGCCTATTTTACTCAGATCAATTACTATGCCTTCATTCGCCGTATCATGAAGGAGAAGAAACAGCAGGACATTAAGTTCCGTTACATTGAACACGCTGGCATTGAAGATTTCATGTCTCAATCAATCGATGGACAAGACATCATGAGTGGTTATGCTGATGGCTTTATCGATGTGCTAAAGAAGCGTATTGGCAAGGTCAAAGAAACTGATATTGCCATCAAACAGTTTAAAAAGAAAGCTAAGACTGACCTTGAGTTCTTCATGCCTTCTGAATGAAACTGGCAATTCTGAATGACACCCATACTGGAGCAAGAAATGCTTCAGACGTATTTCTTAATTACATCGGAAAGTTTTATTCTGATGTCTTCTTTCCATATTGCAAAGAGAATGGCATAAAGCAGATTATCCATCTGGGTGATTTCTACGATCATCGGAAATACATTAACTTTAAAGCCCTTCATCATTCGCGCAAGACGTTCCTGGAACCGCTGCGTGAAAATGGAATGTCGATGGACATCATTCCGGGCAATCATGATGTGGTTTATAAGAACACGAATGAACTATGTTCCTTAAAGGAATTGCTGGGTTATTTCGTTGAGAACGTAAACATTATCATGGAGCCAAAGGTGATGGATTACGCTGGCTGCAAGATTGCAATGCTTCCATGGATTAATCCTGAGAACTATGCAGACTCCATGAAGTTTGTGGAAACGTGTGAGGCATCTATTCTTGGTGCACATCTAGAACTTGAAGGATTTGAAATGATGAAAGGTATGCCATGCTCTCATGGAATGCCAACAGATCCATTTAGTCGATTTGAAATGGTTCTCTCTGGACACTACCATACTAAGTCTACCAAGGGCAATATCAATTATCTTGGTACTCAGTTTGAAATGTTTTGGTCAGATGTGGATGATCCTAAATTTTTTCACGTGTTTGATACTGAAACTCGAGAACTGACTCCAGTACTAAATCCGCTGACAATCTTTACTAAAATCATTTACAACGATAAAGAATTTGACTATGATGGTTACGATGTTACTGATCTACGTCATAAATTTATTAAAATTCTTGTGGTTAATAAGTCTGATCTCTTTGCGTTTGATCGATTTCTGGATCGTATTCAAAAGCAAGACGTCTTTGAAATTAAAATTGCAGAGAACTTTGATGAATTTCTGGGATCAAATGTGGATAGCGAAGACCTGGAGAAAGTGTCAGATACTTCTGAGCTTATTGGGGCATATGTCGATGCTACTCAGACGGACCTGGACAAGGATGTTATTAAAACACGCCTTCGCGAATTATTCATTGAAGCTCAGAATCTAGAAACCGCATGATCGTCTTTAAGCGTTGCAAATACAGAAATTTCCTTTCGACTGGAGATAAGTTTACCACAATTGAGCTTGATGCATCTCCATCCACTCTGATTGTTGGTCAGAATGGTTCTGGCAAATCTACTTTGCTGGATGCCCTGTCTTTTGCTCTTTTCGGTAAGCCACATCGTGATATTAAGAAACCACAACTTCTTAATTCAATCAATAATCGTGATTGCGAGGTTGAGGTTGAATTTAGTGTTGGACAGACTGAATTTAAAGTCGCCCGTGGAATCAAGCCTAATAAGTTTGAGATTATCCAGAATGGAGTCTTAATCAATCAGGAGTCCCACAGCCGAGACTATCAGAAAATCCTTGAGCAAAACATTCTCAAGCTGAACCATAAGTCATTTCACCAGATCGTGGTGCTAGGTTCGTCGTCATTCATCCCTTTCATGCAGTTGCCCAATAACGCTCGGAGAGAGGTCATTGAGGATCTATTGGACATTAACATCTTCACCAAGATGAACATTGTGCTCAAGGAACGTAGTGCAAAGCTAAGAGAACTCCTCACCAATACAAACTATGAGATTGATCTTATTCGTGAAAAGATTAAGATGCAGGAGAAGTACATTGGCGACCTTAAGAATCTAGATGCCGAGAATGTCGCAAAGAATGTAATACAGATTCAAGAGCTTCAGAAGGAGATTGATGAGCTCATATCGGAAAACGATGGCATCAATAAGACCATAGGTAATGAGCTTGAAGCCGTAAAGAAAGAATCGCTGAGGCTCACAAACATGAAGAGTAAGTTGGCAACGTATCAGACTCAGATTGAAGCCAAGATTAAAGCATTGGTCCGTGACGCCAAGTTCTATGAGGAGAACAATAATTGCCCAACGTGTGCACAGGTGCTCGATGCGGCATTTAAGGAAGAAAAGTTGGGTAAGGTAAAGCTAAAGAACGATGAACTGTCTCAGGCAAGAAATGATCTTATTGATGAGCTGAATACCGTTGCCGATGAAATTAATGCTGCTACCGAAAAGCTGAATGGTTATTCAAAGCTGCATAACATAATCTTTTCAAACAATATGACGGTGTCTTCAATCCAGAAGCAAATCAAACTACTGGAAGCTGAATCCGCCAAGAGTAAGAATACCGACATTGCTTCTGCAGAAACTGCCCTATCGGATTTTAATTCCAATTCAGCAGACCTAAATAACCGCCGTGCTGGTTATTACGAGGAAGGTACGTACAATCAGGCTATTGCAGAAATGTTGAAGGATACTGGAATCAAAACCAAGATTATTCGTCAGTATCTTCCCATCATGAATAAGCTGATCAATAACTACCTACAGGTTCTTGACTTCTTCGTTTCTTTTAACCTTAACGAATCCTTTGAGGAAACCATTAAATCTCGGCATCGGGATTCATTCACTTATTCGTCATTCTCTGAAGGTGAAAAATCCAGAATTGACCTAGCTCTTCTATTCACGTGGAGACAGATTGCTAGAATGAAGAATTCTACCTCAACAAATCTCTTGGTGTTGGATGAAACGTTTGATTCTTCTCTTGATGCTGATGGTGTTGAGAATCTAATTAAAATTCTGGGTACGCTTGAAAGCGACACCAACGTCTTCATCATTAGCCATAAGCATGATGCATTGGATGGAAAATTTAAGGCAAAGCTCGAGTTTTACAAAGAAAAGAACTTCAGTTACTGCAGGTAAGAATTTCCTAAGTTGTTGATGGTCAAGGGTCGCGCAAAATCGCGCTAGATTCTGTGAGTTTAGCTATTTACTTTTGCCTACGGACAGTCTAGTATATCTGCAGAATGAAGAACGAATCGCAAAGCCAATCAATGCTGGCACGACTCCTGTCAAAGGAGAACATCTCGGTGCAGCATGGCAACTACTCAACCGCCTTTTTTGACGTCAAGGAACGTATCCTTGGACTTCCAATCTGGAAAGATAAAGGCAAGGACGTGTACGATCTTCTTGTTGGTCACGAAGTTGGCCATGCTCTTTATACCCCTTCAAATGGCCTAGATGGCAGGCTGCCATGCGCTAAGTCCTATCTCAACATTGTGGAAGACGTCCGCATTGAGCGTATGATTCAATCCACATATCCTGGCCTCGTGGGTTCTTTCCGTCGTGGTTATGGCGTACTCAATGCTGAAGATTTCTTTGGCACCAAGGGTAAAGACACCTCGAAGCTTGGAATTGGCGACCGCGTCAATCTTCATGCTAAGTTGGGTCGGTTGGCCAATATCCAATTCGCTTCAGAAGAGCAAGAAATTCTTAGTCAAGTGATGAGCGTGGTTACGTGGGAAGATACTGTGGCTGCTGCAGTTGCCCTAGAGAAATTTGCTAAAGCTCAAGCGGAAAAGCAGGAAGATGGGCAAGTTCAAATTCCTGCAGAATCTCAAGAAGGCGAAGGTGAAAATTCTGTGATGGATCCTACTGGTGACACTGAGGTCACTAATGAGCCTACGGATCAAAAGTCCGAGGCTAAGTCTTCAAAGAAATCCGAAGATGATAGCGCGGATAAAAGCTCCGAGCAGGACGACTCGAAGTCGGACAGAAAGTCCGATGCTAATAAAAAGAATTCCGAGGACGGTGAATCGCGTAAGGAAAATGAGGCTAAGATGGACTCGAAAGAATCCGACCTCACGACTTCTGCAAAGTCCACCGATAAACCTACCTCAGCTGCACCTGAAATTCAGACGGAGCGTAATTTTGAGCAAAATGCAAAAAGCCTTCTGGATACTTCTGTTGGCGTAAAGCGTACCTGCTACATGATTGAACCTTCCAAGGATCAGTATGCTAAAATGCGCATTGGTTACAAAGAAATTTTTAAGTCGCGCGATGTGTCTATTGCATACCGTACCATAAAGATCAACTATCCTTCATTGGATCAAGATTTTACTGAATTTATGGGATCCACAAAGAAATTTGTGTCTGTCCTTCAAAAAGAATTTGACATGCGTAAAGCCGCCTATCAGTATAGCCGATCCACCGTGTCTGATACCGGAATTTTAAATGTCAACAAGTTGCATAACTATCGCTACTCTGATGACATTTTCCTCAGTGTTAGCCAATTGGCCAATGCCAAGAATCACGGAATGATGATGTTTGTGGATTATTCTTCCTCGATGAATACCGTTCTCCCCTACGTGTTGAAGCACATTATCAATCTTAGTCTTTTCTGCAAATCTAGTGGAATTCCTTTTGAAGTCTATGGCTTCACTGCAAATGCGGCTGCGCGTCCAGATGTTACCACTCCACACGGAGAGCGTGGTTATGGCCGTGACAATGAACTTATTACCGATGAGGTCGTCATTCTTCAACTCGTGAGTTCCACGATGTCTAAGTCCGATTTTAATCGGGCTCTTAAGGACCTTTTCATTCAGTCTAATGTCTATGCCAAAGCTGGTTGCCACGGCGCAAAAGGCAGAGTTGAGGAACTAGGCAGTACGCCTTTAAATGAGACTCTTATTGCTGCACATCATCTCGTGAAATCCTTCAAGGATCAGCACAAGGTACAGAAAATGACCACGATCGTCCTCACGGACGGTGAGGGACAAAGCATCCAGTGTCGCACAAACAAAGAGCGTCATCTTGCCGATACTGCTGCAGGAAAATATGCGTCCTACAAAGAGATGATTAAGCTTAATTTGAATGGTCGTACGATCAATTCCAGCATGAATAGCCATGAATTTACTGCTGAACTCGTCAAAAATCTAAAGATTACGACGCAGAGCAACGTCATTGGATTCTTCATTCCTTCCAGCAAATCCAGTGCGGGTCGTCATGCCGTTACCGCAATGACGAGTACCTCTAAAAGCGTTGCGTATAATGTCGCCCATGAAACGTGGCGCAAGAATTATTCTTCTATCTACTCTAAAGAGAAGTCCATCTGCATCAGCGGCGCTTGGAACTATGATGAGTACTTCATCGTGGCTTCTGGTTCTGACCTTGACACGGATGAGGATGAGCTCGTGATTGATTCTGACATGACCCGTTCGAAAATGGCCCGCGCATTTTCTCAATTCTCCAAGTCAAAACAAGTAAATCGCGTGTTTGTTTCTAAGTTTGCCAAGAGTATTGCTTGACCCTATTGATTATCAAACACTTAGGTAATTCTTAGTGATTTACTTTCTAGGTGAATTTAGTATGATTGTACCATAATGAAAACAGCATCAGTAACCATCATTGAATCTCTCAAGGTTCAATTTCCAGACAAAGTTCAATTTCGCCGGAAGACGATTGACGAAATCGGTACTCAACTTGGGTTTGCCCCCAAGGAGTATTCGGACCTTCTCAAAGATAGCTTCAAGATTCGAAAGGGTCTTTACGACTACTCTCTCCCGATGGGCGTCACGCGCCCGGAAGATCCGGTTCACGTTGCAGATGAATCTGCTCTGACCTCGTTCAAACTTTCTGCTCCCGTAACGTCCATCCTGAACACGGACACGTACGTTCCACATGCAGATGATACCTACATTCGCTGGGGCGAATATGCTGATATTGCAATGGTTATTAAGTCTCGTGCTTTCTATCCAATTTTTATTTCCGGATTGTCGGGTAATGGCAAGACGATGATGGTCGAACAAGCCTGCGCTCAGTCAGAGCGCGAGTACATCCGCGTCCAGATTTCACCAGAAACGGATGAAGATGATTTGATCGGCGGCTTCCGCCTTGTAAATGGCGAGACGGTGTTTGCCAAAGGTCCCGTGGTGAAAGCCATGGAGCGTGGTGCCATTCTTCTCGTGGACGAAATTGACCGTTCCACCAACAAAATCATGTGTCTTCAAGGTGTGCTGGAAGGCAAACCAATCATGATCAAAAAGACGGGTGAAGTCATCCGTCCTGCTACTGGTTTCAATGTGATTGCTACTGCGAATACCAAAGGCAAAGGTTCTGAGGATGGCAGGTTTGTTTCTGCAACGGTAATCGACGAGGCTTTCCTCGAGCGTTTCGTCTGCACGATCGAACAGTCATATCCTCCATTGGCTACTGAACGCAAGATTGTGCTCAAGCACATGGAAAAGTTCAAGAAAGTTGATGAGCAATTTGCTGAGTATCTCGTCACGTGGGCTGAAGTCATCCGCAAAACGTTTGCTGATGGTGGCGTGGATGAGCTCATTTCCACTCGTCGTCTTTGCCATATCGCTCACACCTTTGCAATCTTCGGCGATCGTCTGAAGTCCATCGACATGTGTATTGCTCGCTTTGATCAGGACACCAAGATTGCGTTCTCGGATCTTTACTCCAAGATTGATCCTACAATCATTCCAAAGGAAGTTCCAGCTGAACCTGCTGTGGCTGCACCTGCTGAACCTGCAGAAACCGCATTCTAAAAAATAAACTGCCAGCATGCATTTTGTTATTTACAACATGCATGACTGGTGTATGATTCTACTATGCTGAGATTAGTCCAATCAGCATAGTCAACTCAATGGACTATTGAATAAGTTAAGAATAATATGAATAGCACAAAATCCACAAGTCAGAAAGCTCGCCTCTTTAATTTCCTCGCCAAGGGCAAGGAAGTTACAACTGCTGAAGTCTCTAAGCGTCTCAGCATCGCGAACCCATCTGCCGTTATCGCCGAGCTCCGCAATGAAGGCGCTCGTATCTACACGAACAAACGCACCAATAGCCAAGGTCAAACGGTCTTCAAGTATCGCCTCGATACCGCTCGTCCAGTTGCTGACGGCCCACATCAAGGCCGTTCGTTGACCCGCGCTGGTTGCCGCTAAGAACAACTAAGTTGGGTATTTCCCAACTGTTTTCATCATGACACCAGAACCGTCGCCAACGGAAGGTAGAAAGTTTGATTCTGATAAACCGGAATATGGACTGATCCCTCCGCATACTCTTGAAGAGTTGGCGACGGTTCTGACTGTCGGTGCAAAGAAATATGCCCGTGAGAATTGGAGACATGTGCCAGAAGCCGAACGTCGGTATTTTGATGCACTCCAACGTCATCTTTGGGCCTGGAAACGCGGTGAGCGTTTCGATCTTGAAACTGGAAGACATCACCTTGGACATGCTGCGGCATGCCTCTTTTTCCTCTGCGAACATGATATGGGTAAAGCCAATCCCGACCTATGAAACTATCTGAAGACACTATCAATTTACTGAAGAACTTTTCCGCCATTAATCCGAACATGGTCTTCAAACCTGGCAATACCATTAGCACAATTTCTGAGGCCAAGAACATTCTTGCTTCCGCGCAGATTGCTGAGCAAATTGAAAAGGAGTTTGGCATCTATGAACTCAACGAGTTCCTTGCCGCTATCTCTTTGATCGAAGATCCTGAGGTGAATTTTACAGAAGATTCTGTGATCATTAAGAATAATGAAAGCTCCATTAAGTATTTCTATTCGAGTCCTTCGGTTCTGACTGCGCCAACCAAGGCAGTCACTATGCCCAAGGCTGATGTTGTGCTTAATCTCACGGCAGACGTGATCAATAAGATCAAGAAGGCTTCTGCAGTATTTGGCCATTCAACCCTGGCCATTGAAGGTAAAAAAGGTAAAGTTTCTATCACAATTTTGGATCAAAAGAATCCAACAGCGAATAAATACACCATCACGTTAAATGAGAGTAACTCCTGTGAAGAGGTATTCTCATTCGTCATGGTCATCGGCAATCTTAAAATGTTGCCTGGTGATTATACCGTATCAATTAGCTCAAAACTAATCAGTCATTTTAAGAACACCAATCTTCCAGTGGAATATTGGATTGCTCTTGAGAAAACTTCAACCTTTTCAGGTTGATATATATAACTAACTATGGACAACGTAATACCTATGACAACAGAACAAACACCACAACCTGGAATGCCAGCTGCAGGTTCATCGCAACTCGCGCTAAACGATCTCGCCGCAGTCGTTCAGATTATTGATATCGTCTCCCGCCGTGGAGCTTTTGAAGGTACTGAATTAACTGCGATTGGCGCATTGCGCACTCGCTTTGCTGACTTCTTGAAGGCAAGCACGCCTAAGCAAGAAGAGCCAGCAGCTCAGATGATTGAGCCAAAAGCTTAATCTTTTAGATTCCAGTTCTAGACTTTTGGTGGGGCAGTCGTAAAAGAACCCACCATTTTTTATTATGAGCCTCATTCCTTCAACTCCAGAAGATCGTAAAGCTATCCGCATTGCCCTTGATCAAATTTCAGAGGCAATGTCAGAGATTCAAACCCAGCGTGTTCAGATTAATGAAACGCTCAAGGCTCTTGAAGATAAGTTCAAGGTTGCTCCAAAGACTTTCCGTAAGGTTGCTGCATTATACCATAAGCAGACTGTCGTACAGTTCGAAAACGAAACCTCTGAGATTAAAGAGTTGTACGAAAGCATAACTTCAGTTTAAAATGAAGACATGCAAAACCAAGAAGAATTCCTCTGGACGGAAAAATACCGTCCAGCCAAGCTCAGCGAATGTATCCTCCCGGAACACCTCCTCAAAACTTTCCAGGGTATCGTCTCGTCGGGTGAAATGCAAAACCTCCTACTGTGTGGCACGGCCGGTCTCGGTAAGACTACAGTTGCAAAAGCTCTTTGCAATGAACTCGGGCTCGATGCTATTGTCATTAACGGATCGGAAGATTCCGGCATTGATGTCCTTCGTGGTCGAATTAGACAATTTGCAAGTTCCATCTCGCTCGAAGGTTCGGACAAGCCGAAAGTAGTCATCCTTGATGAGGCTGACTACCTCAACCCACAATCCACGCAACCTGCGCTGCGTGGATTCATTGAAGAGTTTTCTTCTAATTGCCGGTTTATCTTGACGTGCAATTTCAAGAATCGTATTATTGAACCTCTTCATTCGAGATGTTCTGTAATCGAATTCAATACGTCTAAAAAGCAATTGGCGGGTCTTGCTGGTGCTTTTATGAAGCGTATGGAAGGTATCCTTCTCAAGGAAGGTATCAAGCATGAGCCAAAGGTTCTAGCTGAACTTATTATTAAGTTTGCGCCTGACTGGCGCAGGGTCATTGGCGAATGCCAGCGTTACTCCGTATCTGGTCAAATCGATACTGGAATTCTTGCGAATCTTGGCGATGCAAATATTGCCAGTTTAGTTGCCGCCTTAAAAGCAAAAGACTTTAAGACCATGCGTGGATGGGTGGTCAATAACCTCGATCTAGAACCTGCAGCAATCTTTCGCAAGATCTATGACAACATGATTGAGTACGCTCAACCTCAGAGTGTTCCTCAGATTGTGCTAATTCTTGCTGACTACCAATACAAGGATGCATTTGTGGCTGACCACGAACTGAATCTCGTTGCATGCATGACCGAGCTAATGGCATCGGTTGAATGGAAATGAACTTCTTCGACTACCTAAATTCCATCAATGATACCAAGAAGGACATCATGGTGGATGATGTTTCTGAAAAGCAGTATGTCCCATTTATGGTGAATCGTGGACTGTCTTATTTCTCTGATACCGTTTTGTTCGCTAACGAAATGAACCGTTATCACCATCTGGATAAGCGACTCCAGTTCGACTTTTTGATAAATAGCATACGTAAGAAGAAGCGCTTTAGTAAATGGGCTAAACCCCAGGAACAAGAAGCGATAATGATTGTCAAAGCATATTATGACTTTAGTAATGAAAAGGCTAGATCTGCTGCGTCGCTCATGTCTTCTGAACAACTAGAAGTACTACGAACTAAAATTTATCAAGGTGGACGCTCCAGAATTAAACAATCAAAGCACTGATGCCATACAGAATGACGCAATCGATGTCACTCCTGTAGAATGGACACCTGCGATGATGCTTGAGGTCTTGCTGAACGAACCGGATGATTTTTTAAAAGTACGCGAGACGCTGACCCGAATTGGAGTCGCCTCGCGAAAGACCACAAACAAGCTTTATCAGTCTTGCCATATTCTTCATAAGCAGGGACGTTATTTTATTGTTCATTTTAAGGAATTATTCCTTCTTGACGGCAAGCCCTCAAATTTAAATACGAACGATTTGCAGAGACGTAACACCATCACTACTCTTCTCTCGGACTGGGGTTTAGTTTCAATTGTGAACAACGATCAGGCCAAAGATAAAGCTCCGTTACGTCAGATCAAGATTATCCCACACCGAGACAAGATAAATTGGGAATTGTTAGCAAAATATTCAATCGGTAATACGAAGTGATATAAATAACCTTGATGGCAATCACGCCATCAACCGGTAATGCCCTTCGGGGGTTGCTGGAGATTACATAACCTTGCATAACTGGAGGTAAATCAGATGACAAATACATACACGTTCCCACGGTCAGCCTTTGTAGGCTTTGACCATCTTTTCAACGAGCTCAACAGAGTCTCCTTAAAAGAAGATACATACCCACCGCATAATATCGTTTTCATTGATGACGATAATTTCTTGGTGGAAATCGCCGTTGCAGGATTCTCTAAGGAGAACCTCGATATTCAGCTAAAGGATTCTGTCCTTACTGTTAGCGGTGAGATGGAAGACGATCGAGTCTACAACCATAAGGGCATTTCGACCCGTAAGTTCACGAGAACTTTCACGTTGTCGGAATACGTTCAAGTAAAAGGTGCAGACCTTAAGAATGGAATCCTTTCGATTCCACTCGCCAAGGTCGTTCCAGAATCAGAACGTCCAAAGAAGATTGAGATTGGCTCAACTTTCATCCAGGACTAATTAACTCTTAGTTAGTCTTACAAGAGTGGTGACTTTCACGTTACCACTCTTTTTTATTTACAAACCCCGATTATGTGATAGGATGGTAATGTGAAATTCTATACCAATGTGAGCAGATGGGGTTCGCACATCCTTTATCGGGGCTATGATAATGGTAAGCGCGTAACCGAACGTGTGAAGTTTAAGCCCACCATGTATCTCCCTTCGAAGCATGAGAAAACCATCTGGACTGCGCTGGATGGCACTCCGGTTGAGCCCATGATGTTTGATTCTATGAAGGATGCTAAAGAATTCATGGCTCCTTACGAGAACATTGAATCCTTTAAGATCTATGGAAACACTCGTTACGTTGCGCAATTTATTCAAGAACGTTTTCCTGATGAAATCCACTTTGATCGTAGTGTCATTAATGTTTCCACCCTCGACATCGAGGTAATGTCGAATGATGGCTTTCCAAAGCCCGAAGATGCGCTGCACGAAATTATCACCATCACGGTTAAAAATAGCATCGATGATGTCTATTACGTATGGGGCACGAAACCATATGACGCTGACAAAAAGCTAATTCATTCTCAGGTTGAATATCGTCAATTTGTTGATGAGCGTTCAATGATGCTGGATTTTGTAACATGGTTCGCCATGCCAAAAAACAATCCTGACATTATCACGGGCTGGAATAGTCGTGGCTTCGATATTCCGTATATCGTAAATCGAATCATTTCAATATGTGGTCAGGAGACTGTGAATCTTCTTTCTCCCTTTGGCAAAGTAGAACCCAAAGAAACCATGATCAAAGGTCGTCCGATGAAGATCTACGAGATTACTGGTATCTCTCAGTTAGACTACATGGATCTATTCAAGAAGTTTACGACTCACACGTATGGTAATCAAGAATCCTATAAGTTAGGTCATATTGCACACGTTGTTCTTGGAGATGGAAAGTTGTCGTATGAGGAATATGGTTCCCTGCATAACCTTTACGAGGAGAACTATCAAACCTTCGTGGACTACAACATCAAAGACGTTGAGATTGTGGATCGTCTCGAAGACAAACTAGGTCTCATTACTTTAGTTCTCACGCTTGCTTACATTGGCGGCGTGAATTACAATGATACGCTTGGAACCACAGCAATCTGGGATTCAATCATATATCGAGATCTTGCCCGTAAGGCAATTGCAATCCCACCATCCGTTGAAAACTTTAAGGGCGATTATCCTGGCGGTTATGTGAAAGAACCAAAAGTGGGTCTACATAATTGGGTATGTTCATTCGACTTAAATTCTCTGTATCCGAATCTCATCATTCAATACAACATGTCACCCGAGACGATCACGTCTCAGACGACTCCGGGTATTTCCCCTGACGTGATCCTGAATGATGTACCATTTGAACCTCATATGCCCGGAACCATTATGGCTGCAAATGGTGTTCATTTCCGTACAGATAAAATCGGCGTAATCCCTCGAATCATCGCTGAGATCTACGACAAGCGTGTTATCCTAAAGAAAGCCATGCTTCAAGAAAAGAAGCGTCTCGAGACGATCGATAAAGGTAACAAGGTTGAGTATTTTAAATGTGAACGAGAAATCTCTCGTCTCGAGAATCAGCAGATTGCAGTTAAAATTCTTCTCAACTCACTCTACGGCGCCCTGGGCAATCAGTACTTTCGGTATTTCGACATGCGAATTGCCGAGGCAACAACTCTATCAGGCCAATTGGCAATCCGTTGGGCTGAAAAGGAAGTGAATCAATTCTTAAATAAAACCCTCAAATCGAAAGACAAAGATTATGTTATCGCTATCGATACTGACTCATTATATGTCTCAATGGATCCAATCGTTCAAAACTTTGGTCCTAAGAATCCTGTTAAGTTCTTGGATGAATTTTGTGCAAAGGCTGTCGAGCCTATGCTAACTGCATCCTACGATCTGTTGTCGAAGACAATGTTCTGTCCAACAAATCGTATGGGAATGAAGCGTGAGGCAATTGCGGATCGTGGTATTTGGACAGCAAAGAAGCGTTATATCCTTAACGTTCACAATAACGAAGGTGTTCAATACGCTAAACCCAAGATCAAGATCATGGGAATCGAAGCGGTAAAATCTTCAACTCCAGCAGTATGCCGTGATGCCCTAAAGAAGATGTTCGAGGTTATTATGACCAAATCCGAAGTCGAAGCTCAACGTGAAATTGTAAAAATCCGTGAGAACTTCATTTCATTGCCACCTGAGGAGATTGCGTTCCCGCGTGGAGCCTCGGATGTTTCAGGTTATTCGAACAAGAAAGAAGGTGGAATTTACAAGAAAGGAACTCCGATCCATGTTCGCGGCTGCTTGCTTTTCAATGATCAAGTTGTGAAGTGTAATCTGCAAAAGAAACATCAACTAATTCGTAGCGGTGATAAGATCAAATTCATCTATCTTAAAACTCCAAACCCGATGCAAGAAAATGTAATTTCTTTTGTGGATGGTCTTCCAAAAGAATTGGGTCTGCATAGATATATTGATCACGAGCTTCAGTTTGAGAAAACCTTCCTGGATCCTTTATCCATCATCTTTGATTCAATTGGATGGACCATGGAGAAAACCTCGAATCTTGAAGAATTCTTCACTTAAGTGTTTACAATAAACGTCAGCTGAATTATTATTAACTTATGAAAACTAATTGGGTACATGACATTGAATATATGCATCGCAAATTTGGAGTAAATCCAATCGTACGTGAATTCGACAAGGAAAAGCTTAAGGCTTTCCTGGAGTTTCGCATTAAGTTCTTGCAAGAAGAACTCGATGAAATGAAGAAAGCAGACAATGCTGATGATGTGGTTGATGCACTCATCGATCTTTGCGTTGTTGCCATCGGCACACTCAACGCTTTTGATGTTGATTCTGAAAAAGCCTGGGCTGCGGTATATGAAGCGAACATCGCTAAACAAGTAGGAGTAAAAGAGTCTCGGCCAAATCCATTGGGTCTTCCAGATCTAATTAAGCCTCAAGGTTGGACTGCACCATCTCACGCAGATAACGTAGGATTGCTTGGACCTATTTTCACCGATTGAACTATTCACTCACAGTATTTGATTCCATCTTTGACAATAAGACGGATAAGCTAGTAGTCTGTCAATCTTGGGCGGACTTTGAAAAGTTGCTTTTCATGCTTTCAAGATTGCCAGGCTATAAGGCTAAAAGGGGTGAGACGAAGAAATCATCTTCTCTCATTTCTCCAGCAGTCTATGCCAAAGGTGGAACTCGATCCAACGCCAATGTAACGTCCTGGGGTGGTTGGGCTGCATTGGATGTGGACGAATATGAGTGCTCATTTGCAGATGCAGTAAAGGTGTATTCTCAGTACAAGCATATTTGTTATTCGACTGCGTCATCTCGTCCAGACAAAAAGAAGTTTCGAATCGTATTTCAATTGAACAAGGAAGTACCTCCTGATAAAATTCGTCATTTTTGGTATGCCCTGAATAAGCATTTTAATTCTATGGCGGATGAGCAGACGAAAGATCTGAGCCGGATGTATTACGTTCCTGCGCAATATCCAGATGCTGATAATTTTATCGTGGTTCGGTCCGGTGAGATCATGGATCCAGACCAGATTATGGCAATGCATCCATTCAGCGAAAAGCCATCTCAGAGTTTCATTGATAAGCTTCCATCCAACATTCAGAAAGAAATTCTGAATCATCGGAAAGAACAACTGAACAATAACTCTGTAAGCTGGTCATCCTATACCGATTGTCCTTTTGTGAATAAAAAGCTGATCAATGAGTACAAGACAATCTCATCGATTGATGGCTCTGGAAGATACCGCATGATCTACAAAATCATGTCGAGTATTGCGTGCAATGCAGTGAAGCGCAAATATCCTATTACCGCATCGCAGATTGCAGAAATGATCCGCGGTCTCGATAGCGATACCTCTAGGCTTTATCAAAAACGACCATTGAATGTGGAAGCTGAACGTGCCATTGAGTTTGCCTACAAGAGTGTCATGCTCTAGCATCAACACTTTAGGTAATTTTTAGTGCTTTACTTTTTAAGGCCTAAGTGTATGATTGTATTGAATGCAGAACGCTATCACATTTAAGAAATCCGATATCGACCAACAGTCGTTATATTCCCGCGCCTCAAAAGAGGCAAAACGGATCCATGAGGATCCGAGTCCTGCAGTGCATCAGGATCGTACGTTTGATGAAATTCTAAAGCAGTGCCTACGTGGCCACTACGCTGAGCTATGGCTTATGGCGCAAGGTTACGTGGACGATGATCGAAAATACAAAGATCTGTATGAGCCTGATGGCATCACATCGATTGACGTGAAGGTTACAACCTGCGCTGCAAATTGCAGGAACGTATTGCAGGGAATGGCAGATAAAATTGCCCGAGGTATTCCGGTGGCACGACGAATTTACATTTTCTTGAATCCCATGGATTCTGATGAGTATGAATTCTATGGAATATGGAACTGGAATGGTTCATCTTTTATTGGCTCTCGTCCACAATTTACTGTACAAACTGCTATAACTAGTGTATGATTATCTCTTTATTATGAAAGAATCCATCAAAGTCCTCCAAGAGTGTGCAGATCTGCAACTCAAAAAGTCCAACGATTATCAGAATCCAAATAGTACGATTCGTCAAGCTGATTATTATCCACGCGGTGCTGCGTCAATCCTTGACATCATGAACACAAAGGTGCTGCGTCTTCGTTCTGTCCTTGAGGCAATGGAGAATGATGCAAACTATGCACCTAATTTCGATTCCCTTGAAGACTCTGCAAAGGATCTCATTAACTATTCATCCTTCTTTGTGTCATTCTGCCGTAAAGGTATTGACGGCCAGCGCACTGATCGTGACTTTCTTAACCGCCATCTCAATGCTAAATCTACCCAGAGTTAATGATATTCGTCAGCATTTTAAAGATGCTCTAACGAATGGTGCCTATGTGACAGACAAGAGTGGTGTTAAAACACTCGAGTTATGTGGCGCATCATTCTTTGCAGATGAAGAAGCCATCTTTGGCAAACCAAATTATGAGTACATCAATGCTGAACTTCAATGGTATGATTCCCAGTCGTTGAATGTCAATGATATTCCTGGCGGTGCTCCTAAGATCTGGAAACAAGTTGCAACGAAAGATGGCTGGATTAATTCAAACTATGGCTGGTGCATCTACTCAGAAACCAATTATAAGCAATATAATTCTGCGCGAAATGAGCTTATTGCAAATCCAAATAGTCGCAGAGCCATAATGATCTATACTCGGCCAGAGATGCACCAGCATTATTGCGAAGATGGCTGTTCCGATTTCATGTGCACGAATGCTGTGCAATATCTTATTCGAGACAATAAACTTCATGCCATCGTCCAAATGCGAAGCAATGATGTTGTCTTCGGTTATAAGAATGATCGTGCCTGGCAATACATAGTACAAACCCGCCTTCTGCAAGATCTAAACACGCTCGGAGAAAATAATTATGAAATGGGAGACCTCATCTGGCACGTCGGCTCGCTCCACGTCTATGAACGGCACTTCACACTTATTAATGGATAATAAGTGGAAAGGTCGCTACCTTAAGTTAGCACGAGAGATTGCTGGATGGTCGAAAGATCCATCCACAAAAATCGGATGTGTCATCATTGGGTCGAAGGGTCAGGTACTAGCTCAGGGCTATAATGGTTTCCCACGTGGAATCCAAGATACTCCGGATCGGTATGCTGATCGTCCGACGAAGTACAAATATGTGGTTCATGCAGAAATGAATGCCATCTACAACGCAAGTTATAGTGGCGTCTCGCTTGATGGATCCATTTTGTTTGTGCATGGATTGCCAGTTTGCTCTGAATGTGCAAAAGGCATCATCCAAGTTGGAATTAAAAACATCGTTATGCCATGGCAGGAAATACCTGCAACGTGGCAAGAGTCGTGGAATCTGACTCAGCAGATGTTCACTGAAGCAGGTATTACCTGGGAATTTGTCAAATTCGAATAATTTATGAGTCTTTCAACTACACACTATTACGATGAATTCCTTCGCTACTATCAATTAGCAAAGGATCAACAGGAGAAATGCAACGTTTCATCTAGACCTCCTTATGGGATGCTTACTCATGCCGAGTCTAAAATGGGTGATGCTTTGCTTGAAAATGTTGAGCTCTACGATGTGGTTGAACGTAAATTTGCTGGATTCTCGCAGATCGTGAATGATTGCTTTTATGGTTGGAATGCAGATCACCCCTATTGGATGAAGATGTCATCAGGAAACCATACTGCGCAACGTAAGACTGTGGCCACGAGTTGGAATGGAAAGAAGTTCACTCTTGCAGAATGGATGTACGTATTCATTCTTCACCGCGTAACAGGTTCTGCCATCAATTATGCAACCAAACCATCCGGTTACCATAATACGTTATTGTTCAAGCTTCATACTGCTTCTTCAATTCCAGAGATGACGGAAATCGTGAAAGCCGAGAAGTCTCCGTTTTACACTTCAGTTGGATACCAGTTTCCTGCATTTCCAAAACCACCCGCAGGTTATAAACGTGGTGGCGATTACTACCTCTGCGAATTTGCTCCACGTTTGGCCACTGAGCTTGCAGATTTTTTAGTTGCTGGAAACAAAAAGACACTTCGCGAAATTGGCGAATTCATGTTGAGCTGGAATCAAGCAAATGGAATGCGTAGGTTTGCTTTCCAATATGCAGCAGTTGTTGCTGACGTTGCTGATTGGTTTCCTCAGTATGTCCATCGGGATACCCCATTTTACTATGGTTCAAATGCTGTTGAATGTATTTCATATCTTGCAGTTCCAAACAAAAAGATGAAGACCGAGGCTTTCCTCGATCTTGTCATGGAGAAAATTCAATCTGATACCGGAGCATTCCCTTATAACGCAGAAGACGTGTGCTGTGATTTCATCCGTTGGGTTGAAAACTACGTTCGTCCAGGCTCTGCATATAATCATCTGGACAGAGATAATCTTTGGTCATCACATCGTATTCACGACCATCCCTATGGCCGGCAGAAGCCGATGCTCGAGCTCGGTCTCATTAAGTCGTTTAACGATCTCGATGTACACCCATCAGACGACTATGTCATTAGCCGCGCTGGAGTCACGGCAGAAAAATATAAGGAACTATGCAAAACATGTACACAGTAACTCAAGACACATCTAACAAGGATATTCCGAAAGGGATGTCGCGTAGCCAGGCAAAAGAGTATTATCAAAACTTGTGGGGGACGTTCAATACTCGAATCGATCCTCCAGTTGTTGAACAGTTCGGAGACAAATACATCCTTAGAGCAGATTTTGCTCCGGGTGGATTAAAGGCATTCGGCGGAGAACGAGTTATTGCTGAAACTCCTAAGGATACTTTAGTCTACTGTGCACCGCGGCAGGGTCACGCTCCGGATGCCATCGCCATGTTGGCTCAGATGTATAATAAGAAATGTGTTTTCTTTTGTCCAGCTTCATCTGAAGTATCGAATCATCAAGGTGCTCTTTTTGCCTATGCACATACAGACATGCGATTCTTTAAGATTGCTGCAATGCCAGTATTGAATTCCTATGCGAAAAAATGGGCAGAAAAGAATAATGCTCAGTATCTTCCATTTGGTCTTACTGGAAATGCAACAGTGACTGCTGGACTTGCAAACATGGCTAATATGGTTACTAATTTAATTGGGCATGAACCTTCTGAAATTTGGTGTGCTGTATCAACAGGCACAATGGTTCGGGCACTTCAAATTGGCTGGCCAAATGCAAAAGCCTACGGGGTTGCAGTTGCTCGAAATATCCATGATGGTGAAATTGGCGATGCTGAAGTTGTAACGGCAACTATGCCTTTCCTTAAAGCTCATCCGATTGCAAATGAAATGCCGTTCCCAACAACTGCGGCATATGACGCAAAAGCATGGGAAGGGTTTGTAAAAAAAGGAAAACCAGGAGCAATCTTTATAAATGTGGGTGCGGATGCACACATTAACCGCAATCTATCTAAAGTGGATATTTCAAAAATTAATAGCCAGCGTAAATGGAAAGATCTCGGGGATATGGAAGAGAATCGCGCTTATTTTAAATCATGAAAGTCTTAATCACTACACCGATGGCTCCAATCTCGGAGCGGATTTCATCGCATCGTGCCGCGCAGGCTGCAATCTATGCTGATCAACTTAAATGCATGGGATACGATGTTACCGTCAACCATGGTGGCAAGATTAAGGATTACAATGCATTTGATACGATTGCAGTCTATCATGGGAATGATTGGGGCGGTACTGTCAATATGTTTGGAGGCGTCAAGCAATTTGGTGCAATTGACCAGATTGTCCGTTTGTCCAAGTTCACTGGTAAAGTCCTTTCCCTCACAATTGATTTCCCAAAATACTCTGAGATGATTAAACCCCGGGTTGATAAAGAACCAGCATCGCATCCAGATTGGAAACTAGTCGACTGGATTAATCTGGCCCGGATTGAAACATCTGCGACGGTAATCAACACGGATCTTGAATTAGAAAGCGCAAAACTGGCAATCGGAGATTCTCATGCTCTTTCCATGTATCGCCCAGGATGGAAACTGAATTGCGTCCCATATAAAACTCTTTATGGTGCTATCACTTCGGGTCTCAAATCTTTTGTATTACCAAATAAACTGAAGTACGATGAGATTGAAGTGTACTTCGGAAACATTGACATTCGCCATCATCTGCTTCGTCAGAGTAATCCTGAGGCAGCTACTCGAGATCTTGTTGCTGGATATGTTCAGCAATGTGAGGATCTTGCAAAGACGTGTAACTGCAAAGTGACAATCTGGGAACCTCTACCAATTGAAAACGAGTCTCGCAAATTGCCAAAGACTGGCTATTACAAGGGAACTCCATTCTATGGTACCTGGAATGAACGCAATGATATTCGAAATCTCTTCGTTGAACAGCTTCATAAGAATGCCAAAGGCAATGTCAAGGTGTTTGAATGGATTTCAAAGCTAATGAATCTCAAAGGCGAATTAGATTTTGCCTGCATGGAAAAACCACAATCTGTTCATTTATCCAGAGAATTTTATCCTCACTGGAATCAATAAAAGATGTACAGGATCAATCAACTATAGTATAGTTCTATTATGTCATCACTACTCGCAAAATTAAAAAAGAATTCACGAATTGATACCGCTGCAACCTTGGATGATTCTAAGGTTTTCAATCAAAGCGAAAGCATCGCAACAGACGTTCCTATGATTAACGTTGCCCTTTCCGGAGACCTTGACAAAGGTCTCACATCGGGTCTTACGGTCCTTGCTGGTCCATCGAAGCACTTCAAGACTTCATTCGCACTCATCATGGTTGCTGCGTATATGCGCAAATATCCTGAATCCGTTGTGCTGTTCTATGATTCTGAATTTGGTTCTCCTCAGTCCTATTTCAAGACCTTTGGCATTGATACGAGCCGAGTTCTTCATTGTCCAATCTTGAATGTTGAAGATCTCAAATTCGACATCATGAAGCAGCTTGACGGTATTGAGAAGACTGACAAGGTCATCATCATGATTGACTCTGTGGGTAATCTTGCTTCGAAGAAAGAAGTTGAGGATGCAATGAATGAGAAGTCTGTGGGTGATATGACTCGTGCAAAAGCTTTTAAGAGTCTTTTCCGCATGGTCACACCACACCTTGCAATGAAAGATATTCCTCTTGTTGCAATTGGTCATACGTACAAGACGCAGGACATGTATCCGAAGGATGTTCTCTCGGGCGGCACGGGTCTTTATTACTCTGCCAATACCGTATGGATTCTTGGTCGTCAGCAAGACAAGGGTGATGAAGGCATTGAGGGTTATCACTTCGTGATCAACGTTGACAAGTCTCGTTTCGTAAAAGAAAAGTCCAAGGTTCCTATCTCAGTCTCGTTTGCAAATGGCGTTGAGAAGTATTCGGGCCTTCTCGACGTTGCCCTTGAGGGCGGATTTGTTACAAAGCCTTCTATGGGCTGGTATGCAAAGAAAGGTGATGAGACAAAGTATCGTGAAAAGGATACCTATAACAAAGAATTCTGGAATGGAATCTTAGACTCGAAAGAGTTCAAGGCATACATTCGTCAACGCTATACCCTCGGAGTCGATGGTCAAAGCAACACCAGCAACATTTCAATTATTGATGAAGATGAATCCTAAAATTACTGACAGCGATTATTCTTTTGTTGAAAAGCCAACTTCCGAATTGTATTCGGTGAAGCTGAAAACTGGCCAATGGTCTGGCGTCATTGTTACCTATGGAAAGGTTTCCTTAAAGGTCAACGAAGACAAAGAATCAGCCACCCTTTCTTTTCAATTCAAGGTCGATGAATCTCCGGCTCCACAGACCGTAGAAATACTTGAAGAATCAAACGACTTCAATAACCATCTCGGCGACATTCTTAGCCACATTATTCAAAACGCTTTCGATACTGGTAATTATAAATTAGGGTCTAATGACAAACAACCTACAAACGACAATCCTTCAGAAACTAGTTAATGATGAGCAATACTGCAGAAAAGTATTGCCATTCATTAAGTCTGAGTATTTTGAGGGTTCTCATAAGTCAGTCTACAAACTCGTCCTGGATTTTATTGCCAAGTACAATAAACTTCCTACGCAGACGAGCCTTGGCATTGATCTTGACAAGACTGACATTCGAGAGGATCAATACGATTCTACAGTCAAACTTATTGAATCTCTCAGTGAGAATCCCAAAGTTGAAGACCTATGGCTAATCGAGAATACGGAAAAATGGTGTAAGGACCGTGCCGTATTCTTGGCCATTATGGAATCGATTCAGATCATCGATGGCAAGAAGAAAGATATTGGCCAAGGTGCAATTCCAGACATCCTTCAAAAGGCTCTTGGAATCAACTTTGACAATTCTGTGGGTCACGATTACATCGGTGACTTTGAGGATCGGTTCGACTTCTATCACAAGGTGGAAGATCGTACTCCATTCGATCTCGAGATGTTCAATGCCATTACCAAGAATGGAGTTCCACGTAAGACGTTGAATATCTGTCTTGCCGGCACGGGCGTGGGAAAGTCCCTCTTCATGTGTCATGTGGCTTCTTCGTATCTGACACAGGGTAAGAATGTGCTGTACATCACGCTAGAAATGTCAGAAGAACGCATCGCTGAACGTATCGATGCGAATCTAATGAATATCCCAATTGATCAACTTGCAAGTCTTCCAAAGGACTTGTACGAGAGCAAGATCAAGAAGATTGCTGCAAAGACTGTAGGATCTTTAATCATCAAGGAATATCCAACTGCATCTGCACATGCTGGTCATTTCCGTGCTCTTTTGAATGAACTTAAGCTGAAGAAGGATTTTACTCCTGACGTCATCTTTATTGACTATCTTAACATCTGTGCTTCTTCTCGTATGAAAGGCGTGGGAGGTTCAATCAATACCTACTCATTCATCAAGGCTATTGCGGAAGAAATTCGTGGTCTTGCTGTGGAATTCAATGTTCCAATCTTCTCTGCGACTCAGACAACTCGTAGTGGATTCGGCAATAGCGATGTTGAACTGACTGACACCTCAGAATCCTTTGGTCTTCCTGCAACGGCAGATCTCATGTTTGCCCTCATCTCAACTGAAGAACTTGAAAAGATGGGACAACTTATTGTCAAACAGTTAAAAAACCGGTATAACGATCCAACCAAGAATAAGCGTTTTATCATTGGAGTTGATCGTGCCAAGATGAAACTGTTTGATGTTGAAAACAAAGCTCAGACTTTAAGCAAAGAACCAACTGTCCGTAGTGGTACTCAGGAGAGGAACTTTAACGGATTTAAAATCGAATAATACTATGGAAACACAAACAGAATTCAAAGACATTGAACCCAGTTTCAATTTAATTAGCTTTAGCCCTCTTTCAGTGGGCACTCAGATTACCGATTCCGTTCTTGACTTTAACGTGGGAGGCAAAGAAATACTTAGAATTGAGCGAAATGGCAATGTAATTGCTCCCGATCTTGAATCGGCTTCCGAAGCTGGTAGGGTCTTCGTGCAGGCAATTAGAGAGCAACTTAATTTTAAATTGTAGGCATTTTGTTGTTTACATGAGGCAATAACGGTATAAGATAGGAACTACAATATGGGAATGTTCGATACAATTCAATGGGGCGACAATCTACCTTTCTCGGAAGAGATGAAGGAGTTTGGTCTCGATAAAAACAACTGGTCCTTTCAGACCAAAGACCTTGACTGCTGCCTGGCCAACTATGTTGTTCAAGACGGTAATTTCTTTCTAGAAAAATACAAGAGCGAGAAATGGGTCGAGGGTGACCCAAAAGGCAAGAGTTTTATGGACCGTATGGGTTCCCTTGAACGCACGGATCGATATCTTGAACTTCAAAAAATCACTGAAACTATTTACATGTATGACTACCGTCATGACGTGCTTGGTCTTTGGGATTGCACCATTGAATTCAAAGTTGTACTCATTGACGGTAAGGTCGATTCTACGGAACTTTTTGAGTTTAAAAAAGTGCCAAGTGCCGACAGAAAAGAGCAAGAACGCAAATGGCATGCAGACCGAGAATATGAGAATTCTCGTTGGTACAACCGCTTCATTTTCCACACATCGCCCTACCGCTGGGTTCGCCGTAAATTATCCACTATCCTTTACAAAACAGGTTCCTTTCTTCATACAATTTCCTATAAACTCCCATGAACGACTACGATAAAAAAACTAGCTCCCCTGCGTTTCGCCGTAAGCTGAAAAAGTTTACCGAAGCAATTAAGTCTTTGCGGAATCTAAATAAGATTCCTGGAAAGCCAAAGCAACTTAAATCCACTGCTACGCAGAAGGAAAAAGAAGCTCACGCTAAACTTCTTTCCATGATTCCGGATCGTGGAACCATCCGTTGGTTCTGTATTCCGTATGGTGCCGATTCAGATCGTCGCCAGTCTGCACCAAAGGTTGAAGAAGCTGCAACGACTGAGGCCACCGCCTAATATGAAAGAATTCGTCATAGCTCTTGCAATTGTTTTTGTAATTGGCCTTTTTATATTCTATCCAATTGCTGTCATTTGGTCGATGAATACGCTGTTTAAGTTTGCCATTCCATTCACACTAGAAACCTGGACAGCAACAGTAGTTTTGTCTAGTTTATTTGCCGCAAAAATTACCGTCAACAAAAAGTAATTTTACTGTTTACATTCACTCACAATTTGATAGGATAGTAGAATGAAGTTTATTTGCATATCGGACACCCATGGACTTCATCGGTCCATGGCCCATACTTTACCCGAGGCTGACGGCATTATCCATGCTGGCGATTTTTGTAATCGTGGATCCATGGAAGAATGTATGAGAGCGTTGGGTTGGTTTAATGCGCTTCCGTATAAGCATCGGATTATCATTGCTGGAAATCATGATCTCTTCATGGATCCTGATCATACAGATCAGCCAAGCTCCGAGTCGGCCATTAAAGCAATTCTTCCAGTGTCTGATGGATTCCATTATCTATGGAATTCTGGTTGTGAAATTGAAGGCATTAAGTTCTGGGGTTCTCCACAGCAACCAGAGTTCTTCAATTGGGCGTTTAACCTCCCACGCGGAACTCCGCTGCGACAACACTGGGAATTAATTCCTGAAGGAACTGATGTTCTTATTACTCATGGTCCAGCATATGGACTATTGGATAAATGCCCAAATTTTACAGATCCGAATGGACCCTGGGTATCGGTTGGAGATAATGATCTTGCAAAGAAGATTCGTCGGATTGAACCAAAGGTTCACGTATGTGGGCATGTCCATTCCGGTTATGGCCACGCAATCCTTGGTGAGACCACGTATATTAATGCATCAATCTGCAATGAAGGATATTTTGCAATTAACAAACCAATTGCCTTTAACATCGATGCTGCTACAAAGAATACAACTTTAATTCATTATGTTTAACGACAATCCCTACAAACACTGCGTCGTGGTGAGCACTCTCGACGAATACAAAGCAATGCCTCTTAAATCCAGAGAGCTGGTTGTATGGTATTGGCCATTCCCTCTTTACATCAAACCCTACGCACTCCGCGCTGGAGCTGATCTTATAGGCGAGTGGACAAAATTTGACGAGTACGTTAAAAAGGAGTATCCGGTACAATACTTCTTCCGTGATACTGTTATTGGTTTCTTTCAGGACATCGAAGCGAGTGTCAGAAGAATCAAATGGAAGATAAAGCCTTACATTAAACGTTCTCGTAAAGAAATGCGTGATAAGGTCTTCATCCGTCAGTACCGCGACCTCGATTCCATCATTGTGGAATTCTGCATGCAATGTGTCATCGAGTATGTCGACCGCGAGAAGTGCTTCGACAAAATTACATTCGAGTATTCGGAGACAGTTAAAATCTTCGCGGCTCAATTAAAAGAGTGTCATGTTTATGCCACCAAGGGTCGCCAAGAAATTCTGGATGAAATTGAAAAAGCGTGGGAAGATGTTCCTCTTATGATGAGCGATATTGCTCAGAATAAGATGGAAAAGTATAATAAAGTCACCGAGTTGGAAACCAAACTAGAAGAAGCCGACACTCAGGTATGCGAATGGGTAGTTAAAAACCGCAGACAGCTCTGGACCTAATAATATGCTTGCCGACGACGACGACGATAACGAAAAAGAAAAACCAGAAATAGACTATTCTCAATATAAAACTGACGTTCATGTCAATGCGTGTGTTCTGGAGTTTGCTCACGACATTATTCATTCTGCGCAACTTCAAAATAAAGACATTAAGGTATCCATTGATTTTGATACGGCGATCAATTCTGATCAAACATTTATTGCTGCAAAAGCCAGAATCAATTCCGATCTGGGTACCATAATGGTATTCCCTAATTTTGGGAAAAAGAGCTCTAGCGCATATATCCTCAATAGGGGTATGATTAACCGTATGCGCAAGGAAGGTTTCTCGGAAGAGTTCATCCAACGTAATGGTGGCATTTACAGCGATCAGTTTAACTTTACTCAGAAAAACGTAAAAATGCTTGGGTACTATCTCACTCATAAAATCAATCATGATAAGTAAAAAAGTAAAACTCATTAGTCACTCTAAGATGGCGGATGGCCTAAAACCACTTGGAATCGAAGATTTCAGTATGGACCTTCAGGATCTCATTGCATTTTGCGCACGAGTTTCGAATCCGAAGAACCAGTTCAATACCGAGACTTCGGACAAACTGATTCGTTACCTTATTCGCAACAAGCATTGGTCTCCACTTGAGATGGTGTCTGCCTGCGTAGAAGTTAATACGACGCGGGATATTGCTCGTCAGCTTCTTCGGCACCGCTCGTTCTCTTTCCAAGAATTCAGCCAGCGTTATGCGGATCCCGTGAAAGAGTTGGACTTTGTAACGCGTGAAGCTCGCCTTCAGGATGATAAGAATCGTCAGAATTCCTTGAATACTGCTGATGACGCCACAAAATTGTGGTGGGAAAACAAACAGCAAGAGGTAATTGATTTAGTAACAACAACTTATAAAGCTGCATTGGAACGCGGTATTGCCAAGGAACAAGCCCGCGCAATTCTACCTGAGGGTAATACTGTCTCGCGCCTTTACGTCTCTGGAACGTTGCGTAGCTTTATCCATTACATCGAGGTTCGTTCGGGCAATGGGACGCAGAAGGAACATATGGAATTGGCGCAGAATATGGCTCTTGCCCTTGCTCCAATCTTTCCAATGATCTCAGAATTTGCGGAAATCAAAACTTCCTAAGTTGTTGATGATCAACGGTTTAGTTTTTTAGATCACATATAGGTCATTTTGTTATTTACACCAAGCAGGAACTAAGTATTGTTATCAGTATCGATTGAGACGACTGACCAATACGGTTAGCCTTTCTCTTCAAATCAACAACAATAAAATACATCATGAAAGTTAATAACACCGCCTCGTCTAATACCACCGTCACCGCCAGCGCAACTGCCTCCACGACTCCTCGTCGTGGTGTCAAGAAGTCTGAAGCGGTTTCGCTCGTCAGCAAGTTCCAATTCCCAGCCAATCCTTTCACTCTGAAAGAGATTGTCACCGCGATTGGTGCTGACCACTGGTACATCTACGAGTACGTCAAGACCAACGGTAAGATCGTTGGCGATGCTCCTAAGGCGAAGGGTTCCCGCGGTCCTGCGGCAAAGCTCTATCAGCTGAGCAAGTAAACTACGACATAGGTCGTTCATTCATAGGTGGCTGGTTTCCTAAGTTATTGGGGACCAGCCACTTATTGTTTCTGAAAGTATTTTCGTCTCGTGTTGGTAATCAACGACTTAGGTAAATCGTAGTTATTTACTTTTCTAGGAATTAATGTAGGATTGTACCATAATGAATAACACACAAATTAATAAACTTACTTTGAAATGCACCGTGACCGGCGAGCTGGTTACCTATCGTGGTTGGGACTACATTTCGAAACGGATCGAAAAGGCTGGCTCGCTAGAGCTGCTTGAAAAGACCTTCAGGTCTAAAAAAGGCAAACGCGTAGGTTCTGCCAGTGCATCGACTGAGTTCGTAAAGGTGAAACAGACGAAGGAGCAATCGGTTGCTTCTTTCAACAAGCCAAAGGGTGAATCTAGCTCGGAGGTATCAACGACCAGCTACGAAGCCCGCCTCGTGGATGGAAAGTACATCCTATCCAAAAACGGTGAAGAATACGCTCAGATTGTCACTAAACCTTGAAGTATTTTTAGCCCCTATTGGTAATCAATCACTTAGGCAAATCGTAGTTATTTACTTTTACCCAGAATTTAGTACTATTATCTTATGAAATTAACAAAGAAGCTCCCAAACGGAAAATTCCAAGTCAACAAAGCTGCAGTCATTGCGAAGCTTCGCAAAACCCTCAAGGCTAAGCACGAGGCTCTCGCCCTTGGAGTTATCCAGGTCGGCGATCGTGAGACCGCTTCGGTCGTCTCTGAGATGACGAAGTACAACGTTGACAACTTCATCAACACCAACGAGGAATAAAACATGAAGATCAAACAAACTCATGGCTTTTATTCATCGCATCGGACTGGCATCCTATCCAATATCTCGGCCGATGAAGTCACTAAGATCCTTGGATTTCCTCCAGCTACATTTGCTGTAGGTGACGGAGACGGCAAGGTGATGTTTCAATGGCAATTTGAAGCCACTGTTCCTTCTGCCATTCCAATGGCAGGCGCCCGTGAGGTGCCATGTTCCATCTGGGACTATAAAAAAAGTCTTAAATTCAACCAACTAAGTGTCTGGATGCCACCCGAAGTCGGCACTCGCCTCTTCGGAACAAATTACACAAGCGAAACACAATACTAAAATGATTACCGCAACTGAAAATTATAGCTACATGGGTTGGACGTATCAACCCTACGAGGATTACGATACGGACTGCAGCAAAATCTGGCATGATTTTGTTCACGAAAACGGTACCATCGTCTCGTGTGACTTTTCGCCATATGAGATGATGGCCCCTGAGGATATTCGCCTCTGGATCAATCTGCGCATGCCCAACCGCATTGGTGCTGGTCCACTTGATTCGCACGATCTGTTTGGTCTTTGGCGTAAAGAACACGGAATCTAATGTTATGATCCACTTCCTATCAATTGTAACACTGAGCTTAATTGCATTTGCCTGTACGCTTGCAATTGCGACTCTTCTCTACTCCATATCGGTAATTGCGTTTAAGTTTGTTCTCATGTGCTGGTTTCTGTGGTTACTCATCTCAGTCATCAATTATATGTCTGCAAAAAAATGAACAAAATCTATTCAATTCTATTTGATATATTTGCCGCTGGTCTATTCCTACTCTCAATGTGGCTTATGGGCAGGTCTGATGAAAAATGGGTGGGACTGACTCTGTTTGGTTCCGCCATGGTCCTCCTCTACAAAGGTGACTCTCTATGGACCGCAAAGCCAGAACAAAAAAAGAAAACTAAATGAGACTCCTTCTCTGCATTCTATTCATCATTGGCTCATTACGGGCAAATGACTGCGTACCGCTTACCTACCAGACTCTTTCGGGTCTTATGGGTGTGCAGATATCGTATGCGGAATGGATGAAGAGATTGGTACCGGATAAGAATACGCCTCCAACCCTCTACGACTCTACGCAGGCATGGAACAAACGGATGCCGAGCGATAAGCTTCAATGCATCTATGTGGTTGTAAAGGGACCCGAAGTATTTGACTGCAACATTCAGTATGGCATGCCTTATTTCTGGGTGGGTCTTGTTCCGGATGAATTAAAGGCAAAGGTACCCGGAGTAAATAAGGATACTGCGCATGCAGCGATTCTGATCATGGCCTCGGATGACGATTACATGATCCTGCATACAGTTTCTGTCGGTCAATTCTATCGAGAGAAAATAAACGCTAGGGAATTCTTTGATAGAACCTATGCGGTATTTCGCGTCAATTCAACTCAACCCATTAAATGGCAGCCTCTACCATAAACATGAACGAGATTATCGTATCAGGAGGATCGAAGCTGCAGAAGAAATTAGTGAATGAGGCGGCTCATTATTATTTAAAAGACCTCATCCCTGGACATAGCGTAATGGTTTTAATCAAACTGCGGAAGGATCTATTTAAAAAGGAAAGCCTTAAAGCAGATTGTATCTGGGAAGATGACCGGAATAAGCCAAGAGAATTTAACATCACAGCCGATTCTAGCATGAATATGCACGGCTTGCTCAGAGCTCTGGCCCATGAGTGTGTCCACGTCAAACAGTTTGTGAAACGCGAGATGTGTGATACGGGCAACTGTTACATCACAAAATGGAAAGGTCAATCCTATCATACGGATAAAGGTAATTATTGGGAGTTACCCTGGGAAATTGAAGCTTATGGCAGAGAAACCGGCCTATACGAAATGTTTGTGCACAATAAGCGGTATAGCAAGAAACGGTGGTACATCAGAGACACTGATTATATTATCTAATACTTTTTTGAGGCTGATAAATAGATCATATGGCAACAACCGGGAAATCAGCGTGGGAAAAATACTACAAATTCGCAGGAGATGTCTCGACTGTTATCAAGAAAGATGCTGAGGCATTCGATGACAAAACTGGAAAAGAGATTGGTATCATTAAACAAGGTCAGGAAGTAACTGTTCCATCGGTTAAAACTTACGATCCAAAACCGCGCGTAATCTATAAATTTGGTGGAAAAATTTGCAAAGTCCGCGTTAAATTTGATATGTTGCAGAAGCCTGGAGTTAAAAGTAAAACCAGTTCGGATAATGCTAAAACGATCGCAAACAAATCACTTACTCCGGATGGATTCGGCCTGGGTGGAAAAACTATTTTAAAGTCTAACTATCTAAAGGAAATTAGACTGGCAATTGATAGAAATAACTTAGTACCTCCACATATTAAAGAGTTCTTAAAGGAACTAGCCGAAAATAGCGATAAGTCTAAATTTTCTACACCAAAAGCCGCAAAAGAAATTTCCGATAAAGATCTTGCCATTATTGCAAAAGACTTTGGAGAAATCAGTGGAGCTTGGTGGTTTTTAAATAACTATACGAATACCGATGTGATTGCCATTGAATTTCCGTCAAAGAGCAATGAACGGCTCGTGGATTATTACGGAGTACTTAAGAACAAACTAAAGGTTTCAGTATCTGCTAAAGCTGGAGGCGGTGCAGCCCCATCAATTTCTTCAGTGTGGTCAATGATTCAGGGGAAAAACTTCAATGATCGTGATGAAAAACTGATGTATCAGTTCATTGGAGCCATTACGGAAAATTCCGGTACTGATGGAATTATCATGGCGGCCAAAGCAATCAATTCAGATTTATATCGTAGAGTTGGTACCATTATTGGAAAACCACAATATAATGCAGCAGATCTTGAGGAATGGTTAAAAGTTTTTAAAGACGGAAATGCAGCCTTTGCCGCTCTGGATCAACACCTCTATTCTAAAATTAAGCGTGCCGCAAATGTCAATACATTAATCGAAATGTGGAAGTCGCCAAGCCAAAAGAAATCTGGCGCAATACTTTCTCCAATGGCATACGCACTTGTGGATGAAGTAAATCAAAATCCAAAATATACTAAATTCCTGACAGACGTCGTCAGTTCAAATAATATCCAGCAGCTTTATATCTACCTATCCCCGGGTAGTACCGAATACGAACTTCGCGGATTTGCCGAGAGTAAATTCATATTTGAATATCACTCGAATGCCGCAAATCCTGGCGGCAATAAGATTGGGTTTAAACTAAAAAAGTAACGGATGTTACTTTATTCCCATTCCCTTACGAACGTCATGATACATGGCGTCTTTATGTGCAGCAGTCATTTTTGAAGGTGCACCCGCATGGAAAGCTTTTTTATTTCCAGATGCTGCATGTGCACGCATCTTGCTAGCCGAAATGCCCGCAGTTCCTTCCGCATCAGGATCACGTTCTCCTGCAGAATGTACGGTAATTGATTTAAATTTGTAACCCTTATGGCCACTCGAAGAAGACACTCCGTTATACTTATGAAGTAAAGCGCGGGTGTCTTTTGCACGATCTGATCCCATTATAACGTGTAAATGCTGAACGCCTTTGTCAGAAAGATCTGCGGCATGGTGAAGGATCGTTGGCTTTTCTTTGCTGGATGAAATTATATTCGTTCCTGGAAAGGCGTGCTTGGCGTGCTTTACTTTCTGCGCGCCCGTGAGAGGATTTTTCTTTGTGTCCTGCGAGTGGGACACAATAACAGTATGTCCTGCATTATGCTTCTTTGCAATTTCGTGGACCTTGTTCACTACGTTTTCATGTCCGTTAGTAATAGGATTCATACGTCCGAATGCCAACACGTGATGCGATTCGGAGGCTGCTGCTTCTTTTAGAAATTGTTTAAACGATTTCATGATTATTTTGCTCCGTGATATGCCTTAACGCTTCCATCGTGATGAACGTGCCATGCGTGAATCTTTGTATTCGGATGCTTTGCACCTAGAGCCAAAGAGTGATCTAAATTCTCAGTGCTATCGTCATACACGTGGACGTTTTTAAATTTGTGAGTAGTAATCTGATGGTCGATCACACGGGCTTTCTTTTGGGCAACACTACCAGGAGTCTTGTCATTACCCGCACGGTGAACGTGAATGTCGTGCATGGGAAGACCATGCTTTTTAAATTTAGCAAGATATGTTTCTTTATCATTCATATCGCTTCTTGCCGTATTAATGATAATTTTGTGATGTGGCGAATTCTTAATGTTACTATGAATTGCTTTTACTTTTGCCAACATCTTGTGGATTGGATGGGATTCATCATGAAATTTCTTAGAATCTTCAAACTCGCTAAAATTGTAGTGGTGACCAGGAGATAATTTATGAGTGTTGTATTCCGAATTACTCAAAGATGCAACGTGTTTCTGTCCGTGCATCACGTGAACTTTTGCATTGGTTTTAAACAGCGTTTCATCCACGTCAAATGAATGCAGAGTGCCATGCTCAGCCGCCTCAGCTAAAAACTCCAGGAACGACTTCACGGTTTTTTAGCAGCCCAAGGTTTAACCTTTAATAGATTCGCCTTTGCAAATTCTGAACGATTCACTAATTTAGTTGGTTCCGTATGTCCAGCGTGCGTATGGTTAATGACGAATCCTTCTGGTTTTGACTTTATGCCGTTGATATGATGGTCCAGACCACCTTCATGCTTTTCTAGGTTTCTAACCAAAGTGTGTTTTGCCGCTGCAAGATGTCCATGCATTGCCAACAGATTGTTGTAATGTCCAGCATGCTTTTGAACATGAGCTGCATGTTCTGCGCCAGTTGCTTTTGCCTTTTGAATTCCACCTGAACTTTTTAATTTGCTAGCAATCTTCTCATGATGTGCCGCTAGATGAGACTTAAATCCAGACGCATTTGGAGTTTGATCGTGGCGAACCGTATGGTTAATGTATGTGGCAAGATGGCCGCTTTCGCCCTGATGGCGTTGGGTTGCTGCATACATCTTTGGTCCATGTTTGTCATGGATCGCCTTTGCAGCTGCCATGTGTTTATGGAAAGCATCCTGATCATGCTTAGGATAATCGATCTTGCTCGTATCGTGTTCTGCCGTCTTCATATGAACGTCAGGATGCTGAGTAAAATTGTGAGTGTCTGGATGTGCACTGACAGACATATGTTCGAATCCTGGTTTTGTAGGATTCGGATGATACTGCTGATGCACCACAACTCCAACATGAGAACGTTTTACTTTCTTCTCTTCGTCTCCATGAGCCGTATAGGTAATGGTATTTGGAGTAAAAGAAACTGCCTCATGCAACTTATGATCCTCACGTGAGTGCATAACGTCTCCCTGATATACTCCGTGCTTCGGAGTGATTTTTGGAAGATGCTTTAAAGCTGTTTTTAACTTGCTAGCAAGACCCGGAGCGTGACCATAGTGTTTGTCCACATCTGCCGGAGTGTGTGCTAACTTTGGATCTTTATTGAAAGCGGACTTCGTTGCAACGAAAAACTTCTTAGTTACCGGATGATGACCGAAAACAATCGATGGAGCTCCATCGTATTTCATCGTTAGATCCGAGCTAGACTTCTTCGCCTTCATATGCTCGTGTGCATGCATGAGTGCAGAATGAGCATGTTCAAAACCTTGGGATCCGTGCAAAAGCGGACGGTCTTCAGCATGATGGATATGCTTGAGCTTTTGCGGCTCTGCACTTTCCAAAATCATTTCTAAATACGTATTGGCAATTGAGCGAAGAGATTCCAGATAAAACATAGTGATATCCTATTTATATAATCCGAACTTATTGCGTTCATGAAAAACCCCGAGATTTCTCTCAGGGTTAATCGAGCTAAATTGTAATCAGTCTTAGTAGGACTTAGGAGCCGGAGCTGATGGAGCTACGATATCGGAAGTGCCTTTAACGACACCACCTACGAGATCGAGACCTCCACCGAGAACCTTGCCTGCGCCACTGACAACTTTGCCAGCAGCATCCGAAGCAACTCCAAGAGTCTTGGAAGCATCGGAGGCTCCGTTACCTACGATATTGCCAACGCCACCAATAGCAGCAGAACCAATTCCCTTTGTGGATTGATAAGCTGAATCGACTGTGCCGCAACCGGTGAGAAGGGCAGAAATAACAACTGCCGATAGAATATGTTTTGAGTATTGCATAGGAACATATTTATAGTTTACACTAATTCAAAGTGTTGATAGTATAAATAGTATTCTACATTAACGACTCGGAAAACTACTTTCCGGGTAATGGGAACCTCGAACAATTATGTACAGTTTTAAAGATTTCAGTACAGTCCAGTATGCTGGTGGCGAAACCGAAATGCAAGATTTCTATGCGTATAAACGCAAGAGGTCGCTTGCAGAAGAAGGCACCGAGAAGATTCGGGCAAACTTTAAGCAATCACGGCACCCACAGTTAAAGGTTGCGGATAACGTAAAAGAGGCTGAGGCGGCAAAGCCAGTGGATGAAGCAAACGATGCCCTTGATACTCGTAGACAGGCCGACATTAAAAAGGATCACGAGAGCCTAATGGGTAAATCCACGGATGAAGTCCACAAGATTCATCGGGACATTCAGGGAAAGGTGCAATCAAAATATACTCCCGCGGATGTTGGCGGTAAAAAAGGAATGATTGCCGATATCCTCCGTCATCGTCACGGAGACACGCACGTGGCAAAACACTTTGGTCTTGCAGAGGAAACAGATGCCCGCACAAAGAAGCGGAACCGTCTCAAGAAAAAACCCATGGTCAAGGTTTCTGTAACGAAGCCAATGGGCTATCGTATTGCTGATATTGGAGCCGGTGGCGTTGAACACAATGTGAAGACGGGAACAATCTAATTAATGAAGTCCTTTACACAATTTGTAAGTGATCTAACGCCCAAGGATGTTGTATTCGTATTTGAGCGATTCAATCCTCCAACAATAGCCCACGAAAAACTGCTTGAACAAGTCGCAGAAATTGCAGCGGGATCAGCCTATCGAATTTACAGTTCTCACTTTGAAGACGCCAAAAAGAATCCACTAAAGTTGGAAGAGAAGGTAAAATGGATGCGCAAAGTGTTTCCGAAATATGCGCGAAATGTAATGAGCGATGATGTGAACACGGTGTTCTCAATATGTTCGAAATTATACGAACAGGGATTTACTCGCGTAACAATGATGGCGGAAAATTCACGCGTCCTTGAATTTGAGGCTTTGCTTAATGGACATAACGGTGTTCAAACAAATGACGGCTTTTATAATTTTAAAGAAGGTGTCAAGGTTGTTGGATCTGAGAATTCCTCACTGCAGCTATCCGAGTCGGCAATGCATACTGCCGCAAAGTCGAATGATCTTGAGGCGTTTGCAAAAAATCTCCCTTCTTCTTTCCAGGATCACGAAGAACTCTTTAATGCTGTTCGAAATGGCATGGGTCTCAAAGAGTCTCGCAACTTCCGTAAACACATTCAACTTGAATCTGTGGGTGACCGCAGAGAGGCCTACGTCTCCGGAAACTTATTTGAAGTTGGCAATGAAGTAGTCATTAAAGAATCCGAGGAACTCGGCAAGATCACTCACTGTGGATCCAACTACCTCATCGTTGAACTCAATGATGGAAAGAAAGTTCGTAAATGGTTATCCGCGGTTGAACTCCTTGAAAAGAAAGAGATCACTCTTGAAAGCCAATTACTTCCAGTCATTTTAACATCATCTCCCGAGATTGCGGTGCGCACCCCTTCTCTCCAGGGAACACCAATTAGCTTAATCCGTAAAAATAGAATCGCATGAAAAACCTCAAACAAATTCGTTCCGCCGCGCTTGCTGAAGAACACATTGATGAAGCATCAAAGAAAAAGAGCTCGGATATGGCCCGCGTTAACGCTGGAGCCATGTCTAAATCAGAATTTGATTCTAAATGGAAGAAGCCAGCCAAGAAAAGTCTTGCTGGTCCGGGTGGGCTCTATAAGAATCTAGTGAAAGAAGAAGAACACGGCGCAGGAGAATTCGGTACCGCAGAGTTAACGAACAAGTACAAGAATGCAACTCCTGGCCAGAGTTCTAATGTGACTGAGGAAAATAATTTTAAAGTTACATTTGCTCATGAACATCCTGAGGGCGAAAAGAAACATGAGTATGTTGTCAAAGCAAAGAATCAAAATGATGCTGATCATCAGGCGATGTCTCTTCATCAGAAGGCTCATCCGAATGGAAAGTTTACAGTATGGGATAGTCAACCAATGCATGAAGAAGTTGATGAAGCTTGCTGGAGCGATTATAAACAAGTCGGCATGAAAATGAAAGACGGCCGCAAAGTTCCAAATTGCGTACCAAAAGAAGGTGCATCAGAAGATATGGCAATGCATCATGATGCTGCTCAGGCTGCAAAGAAAGCAGGAGACAATGACGCGTTTCATAAACACATGGACGCCAAGTTCGAAGTTGCCAAGAAGCGCGATGCGGAGAACGCAAAGAAGCCAGTAGTAAAAATTGGTGAAAATGTCAATAGCGCAAGTGGCACTGATTTAAATGAGGCGAGCGGATATAAGCAGCATAGCGGTACCGCCGCAATGCATTCTCAGGCGGCCAAGGACAATCCTTCGATTTCCACTCATATCAAGGCTGCAAATTCTCATGAGAAGGCTTCTAATTCTCATTCTCGGAAGCTGGATAAACTCATTCGTAACAAAGCCTCCGCGGCAGATTTAACTCCTCATGAGACAATGGTGAAGCAGCACGATAAACAGGTAGTTATGCATAAGTTCATGGCTCACCGTCTCATCAAGAAACATATGAACGAGGCTGTTGAAATTGCCGAGGCCATCGATTTAAAGAAGAATGCAAAGATCACACAACATTCTCAGGAAGCAATCGCTGCTGAAAAACGTGGAGACAAGCAGGCTCAGCAATTTCATCTTGCAATTGTCTCAAAGTTGAAGAATGAATCGGTCGAAGTAACAGAAGCTACAAAAGAAACAGATGGTTCGGAAGAAGTTTCAATGGCAAAGAGTCAGCTCCTTAAGGTAGTGGACATGGCAAAAGACCTTGCAGCAGCCATGGATGACGAGGATGAACTCGAGGCATGGATTCAAAACAAGATCACGACTGCATATAACGAATTAGATGACGTACATTCCTATGTCGAATATGATGAGGATCTTCAGGATGAGAAGTACGATGCAGCTGACAAAGATACTCCGATGGATGAATCGGTCATTGCAGAGGAAACCGAGGATGGTGAAGAAACTGCAGGAATGTCGGATGATGACAAGAAATCCTTGGCTCGTCTCCAGGCTCTAATTCGCCTCGGTCTCCTTGATCGGCAAAGTCTTCCTACTATTTCTCGTGCAATCAAGAAGCTTGATACCGAAATGCCAATTAATAACATTGCTGAGAAAATGGCACTCTTCGAGCTATTACAGAGTCTCATATCAATTATAACTGGAGACACTAGCGTATTCGCAAAGGTTCGCTCCTCAGTCATTCGTAAATAACCGCAACAATTATGGCCTCTCCAAAATCAATTGAAAATGACCACCGCCTCGATCGCATTGAAGCCAAAATCGATAAACTTGCGGAAGCGATCATCTCCCTGGCGCGAGCTGAAGAAAAGCTGCTGCAACTTGAAGGAGATAAGAAATTTCTCATGGGCAAAATGATCAAGTTAGAAGAACGGATGGAAAAGACGGAACGAACATTGAGCGAGAATTCAACGACAATCTCCGCAATCAATCGAATCTTCTGGATCGCTCTTTCCGGCACCATTGCAACTCTCATCGGCGCGTATTTAATGCGCCAACCCTAATTCATATGGAACCACAACTTATTCGCGCTCTTGTTTCCGAATATAATCAGATGGCTGAAGCATATAACCTAAGCCCAGACCATCGGGTTGAACACGATGCAGGGTCAGCAGAGTTTGCAAAACATTATGTTTCTGGGCATAAACACGAGCACTCCACTAGCCCCACAGAAAAACATCAGAAAGATGCAGAAAAATTTCATTCCGACTATAGCGTGGATCATACTCGATCAGGCTTTGGCGGATCCGGTACATCCATCTATACTCATAAAGCCACGGGCCATCAATTTCAAGTAAATCGTACAGCTTCTGGAAAGGGCTTTTACGGTACAAACCATAACATTAAAGCCTTATAAATAGGGTAGCTTTCACTTCTTAAACAATCATGAACTTAAAATCACTTCAGTCAGTCGCAGAATCATACCTCGCAATGCTCAAGCCCAAAGCCGCAGCATCAGGTGCTCGTCCAAAATGGGTACCCACATCAATTACTGAAGAGAATGTAACTGCATTCGTTCAGGCTGTGACTGAAGCTGCTAATTCTAAGAAAGCTTCTTTTGAATTTAATGGTAAGAAATACGGTATCAAGAGCATCAAGGAAGAGGCCTCGGAAGAAGATCAAGGCCAGGCCAAGAAGATTCAGGACGCAGGAGTAGAAAATGCACCAAAGCAACCTTCTGATGAAGTTCCTGCGGAAGTTAAGGAAGAGGATGCAGAAGAGATTAAGATGGACAATCACGACGAGAAAGAAGTAAAGGCTGACGAAATGCCAAAACTCGATGATGACAAAGTAGAAGAAGAGCTTGTCGGCAATCAGCATAAGCTTGATGTCAATAAAAACGGCAAGGTTGATGGAGATGATCTAAAGAAACTCCGCAGTGAAGAAAAGGAAGAAGATTCTGATGAGAAAGATGCAGAACCCGATGCTGATGGCATGGACGAGCCAAACGATCAGGATGCAGACAAAGAAGATGAGAAGGATGAAGATGAGAAGCCAAAAATGACCGGCGAACAAACTATTGCTTCCGTTGCTGCTACCTATGCTTCAATGGTCAATGAGAATGTTGCAGGAGATCCTCATGCACATAACCTCACTAACAAAGCAAACGGGTTAACCGCCCTGGCTCACTCGTCCGGGTCGGACACGCATCATGAGGATGCTCAGCATGCTCACAATCTAGCAGCAGAACACTATCGCGTGTACGCTCACCACGCAGGCGATCCACAGATTCGAAGTGCAGCTAATATCCATCATGAATTCCATCGGAGTATGTACAACCATCATATGCTTCATCTTGTTTCGGCAGATCAAGACAGAGAGGCAAGCGATGCAGCAGCAAAACACTACGGAAAGAAATCAGTTGAGGAAGGTACCGCGGCTGATGCAGAAGCGGGTCCAGAAGTCATGGATCCTGCAACACAGAAAATGAAAGATGATGCTGATGATGAAACAGAAGTTGTAGACATGCTTCCAACTGCTGCGCAAGACGGCGCGGATAAACTTGATTCTGCTGAAAAACCAGCTCCTGCCAATTCATCAGCTGCTCTTCCAAAGGTTGCCATTGTTGATTCTCCTGTTAAATTAAAATAGTACTTAAACCAACACCTATATGAAATCATTGATTGAATCCATTAAACTACATTGGGCAGACTTTATCGGTCTCTTTAACCAGAAGCCTGACTATTATTATAGACTAGACGCTAACAAGGATGTTCAAAAGATGCCTTGTCACGAAGAAGAATGCACGTGCAATACCGAAGTAGCAGTTCCTCAGTCTTCCTATGAAGAAGATCTGCTCGAGCCTGCTGCAGTAGAACCAGTTGCGGTTGAAGAAAGCCAAGAAGAATCAGCTGAACCTGTTCGCACGAAGGCACAACTCAAGGGTCTTTCTAAATTAGAACTTCAAGTGATTGCTGAGAATGAAGGTGTCAAGCTTAGTGGCAAAGAAAACAAACAGCAGATTGTCAATAAAATTGTTAAATCGGCGCTATAAGTGAATGAATCCATTTTCGGTATATCGTCAATTTCTTGAAGAGACGGCTCTCCTTGAATCGCAGTTTGATATCATCGAAGAAATGGTCGAGAATATTGCCGAAAAGAACGGCGTAGACTCTGATGTGATCTGGGAAGATTTTGAATCCGTAGACGATCATGAACTTCTCGAGGCTGCAATTGATGCTAAAGGGCACAAAAGCTCCACGGGCGGTTTAACTCAGAAAGGTCGGGATCATTATAATCGCAAGACGGGCGGTAATCTTAAAGCTCCGGTAACAACATCTCCTTCTAAATTAAAGAAGGGCAGCAAGGCCGCAAATCGCCGCAAGTCATTCTGCGCCCGCATGTCCGGGGTGAAAGGGCCAATGAAGAAGCCCAATGGAGAACCAAGCCGAAAGGCTCTGGCTCTTAGGAAATGGAACTGCTAATGACATATATACATAATGAGAATATTTGACGATCTAACCGAAGAAAATTTCCTACTATTCGCCTCTAAAAATTATAATAACCCTCAGTGTTTGGACATTGAAGAATTTTATGATGATCTAGCCCGATTCAAATACATCAAAAGGCTTCTGAGAAAGTATCAGCAGTCGGGACTTATTCAAGAAAGACTCGTTCTTAACCACCTCATTGTTCTCTATAACGTATTCGGAATCGAAGCTTCAAATCGCATGGTCTTCTACAAGATCGAAAAAGAGTTATGGCCTTCATTAAAACCCTTTTTGGTCTTTCTTAATTACCTACCCGAAAAAGAAAAAGTAGAAATTCCCCTGGACGAATACATTGTAAAAACTCTCAGATCACTATGAGCATCATTTCAAGGACCGCGGACCTCTATTATACCTTTCGATTCTTAAAAATCCTTGTCACTCCGTGGGAAAAAATGGAGGCCTTTAAGTATGGCATCGTTGACAAAGAAGGTAATATTCTAAAGAAAGCTTCGGAACTCAAAACATCGGAGGAAAAGTCATCCTACACGATGTTTCACCGACTGGTATTCAATATTAAGAAACTATTGAATAAGCTTCCATTCGGGCGCACTCGTATTGCCTCTTATGCTGCGGCACTCTATCTCATCAAGGAGGAAACTGGAATGTCCGAGAAGGGACTTCAGAAAATCTTCGAGCGTCTCGAGGATGTTGAGGTTGACATGGTTTTAAATGAAAACACCTGGTTTCTCACGAAGAATGGAGAACTCCAGCCGGGTCGTTATACTCTCCGTTGCGATACCGCGTTGATTCATACTGCTGAATTTCTTGCTCATAAAGGTAGCAAGATTAAAGTGGCAGAAGCAATCGTCCCATCAGGTAAATTTCTGGGCACTCCAATTTTTAAAGTTCTACACGAATCCACGAATCAGCATATTTACATTTCCACCGAGGATATCACACGATGAAATCATTCCTAGAAAGTGTTGCAGAAGATGCGGTAGCAACTCCCGTAAATGTAACGGGTGATAGCGAAAATATTGCCATGCCACCAACATCTGGTGGTCTTATGCGCCGTAAATATAAGTCATTCGACGTTGACTCACAATTATTTCGTAAATTTGAATCTGGTAAAGTTAAGTTTGAACATTGGTCCAAGTACCTTGATATGCAAAATGAAGGTCACACCAGCATTTATGAATACGCCAAGAAGAATCCTAACCATGTGATTGTTCTTCGCAATTCGGATAACGGAGCTTTAAGAGCGATCCGTAGGGGCTAAAAATAAATAAAATAGTTAGGGGCTGGAAGTGTCCCTTGGTATAGATAGGCTACCACACATAACTTCGTTATCATTTATTTTGGTGTGTACAGTTCGAGATAGTTAGGTTAGTATAATACTCGACCTTAGATCTGGACTTAACCTACAATCAATCTTTAACCAATTATGATTTTCGAAGAACAAATTTCACGTAAACCTGATTATTATCCATGGACACAGGCTTACATTGAGGCAATGCAGAATGGGTTTTGGACCCATCGGGAATTTAATTTCCAAAGTGATATTCAGGATTATAAAGTATCCCTCACTCCTCAGGAACGTGAAATCATCGTGCGGGCTCTTTCCACAATCGGCCAACTAGAAATCTCCGTGAAGAAGTTCTGGGCCAGGGTTGGAGAAAATCTTCCACATCCTACTATCACGGATCTGGGTTATGTCATGGCAAATTCTGAGGTGGTCCATGGAGATGCATATGAACGCCTTCTTGACGTTCTGGGCATTGATGACTCATTTGATCGTATTCTCCAAGAAGATATTATCCGGGGTCGCGTGACATATCTTCGCAAGTACCTCCAGCCATTTACTCCGGACAAAAAGAAGCAGTTCGTTTATTCTCTGATTCTCTTCACGTTGTTTGTTGAGAACATCGCACTCTTTAGTCAGTTCTACACCATTAGTTACTTTGGTCGTTTCCGCAATCTTCTGAAGGATACGAACAAGCAGGTGGAGTACACTTCTCGTGAGGAGAATCTTCATGCCATGATTGGCATCAAGCTCATCAATACCATTCGCGATGAACATCCTGAATTATTTGATGCTGAGCTCAATGAGAAGATTATCTCCGAGTCCCTTCTCGCCATTGAATATGAGTGCAAGATCATTGATTGGATCGTGAATGGTTACAGTGTTGAAAGCCTCAACACGCCTTTACTTCGTGAGTTCATCAAGAACCGTATGAATGAATCATTGGTTCAGATTGGCTTTGAGAAGCTATTTGAAGTTGATAAAGAAATGGTCAAGAAAACCGTTTGGTTCGATGAACAGATTCTAGGCAACAATATGACGGACTTCTTCCATTCACGTCCCATTGAGTATTCCAAGAAAGGGCAGAGCTTCAGTCAATCTGATCTATTTTAATTATGAGTTCCGAACAAGAAAAATACTATTGGCTAAACACGCACTCGCGTCAATTCCTTGAAAGAGGATACCTGAAGGAAGGAATGACTCCTGAGAAGCGTATCGGCCAGATTGCGGAGCATGCTGAAAAGCTTTTAGGCATGAAGGGATTTGCGGATAAGTTTGAGAATTATATGGCGCGTGGATTCTATTCACTTTCTACTCCTGTATGGACTAACTACGGTAATGACCGCGGTCTTCCAGTGTCGTGCTTTAATTCTCATATTTCCGACAAGATGGAAGATATTTTGAATAAGGCGGCTGAGGTTGGCATCATGTCAAAACATGGTGGCGGTACTTCGGGCTATTTCGGTGACCTCCGTGCACGTGGCACGCCCATCTCCGTGGGAGGCGAATCTTCGGGTCCAGTGCATTTCATGGAACTGTTTGACACCATTGCAGAAGTCATCTCACAGGGTTCTGCTCGTCGTGGTTCTTTTGCTGCGTATCTTCCAGTTGAACATCCAGATGTTGAAGAATTTCTTCAGATCCGTTCAGACGGCCATGCCATTCAGAACATGTCGATTGGTGTTACAATTACGGACAAATGGATGAAGTCAATGATTGAAGGTGATAAAGAGAAGCGCGAGACGTGGACAAAGGTGATTAAGAAACGCTTTGAGACTGGTTATCCTTACATCTTCTTTACAGACACCGTGAATAAGAGTGCTCCTGCAATCTACAAAGAAAAGAAACGTAAGATCAATTCATCCAATCTTTGCTCTGAAATCTGTCTTTCATCAAATGACGAAGAATCATTTGTATGTGTCCTTTCATCTCTGAATCTTCTTCATTGGGAAGAAATAAAGGAAACGGATGCCGTCGAGACGATGATCTACTTCCTTGATTCCGTAAATCAGGAGTTTGTGGACAAGACTGTTGGCATGAAGTTCATGGAGGCTCCACATCGTTTTGCAAAGAATCAACGTGCATTGGGTCTCGGCGTTCTTGGTTGGCATTCATTACTTCAATCCAAGATGATTGGCTTTGAATCAATGGAGGCTAAGTTGCTGAATACTGGCATTTGGCGCGTCATTCGTGAACGCGCAGATAAAGCAACAATGGAACTGGCAGAGAAGTTTGGTGAGCCGGAACTTCTAAAGGGCACGGGTCGTCGTAATGTCACAACTCTTGCTGTGGCACCAACAACGTCGTCGAGCTTTATTCTGGGTCAGGTATCACCTTCGATTGAACCGTTGAATTCAAATTACTTCATGAAGAAGCTGGCAAAGGGTTCATTTGCCTATAAAAATCCCTATCTCAAAGACGTACTTAAGAAGCATGATAAGAACGACGAGGATACGTGGAAGTCAATTCTTACTCATGGCGGTTCCGTTCTTCATCTGAAGTTTATGACTCCTGAAGAGAAAGAAGTCTTTAAGACCTTCGGAGAAATTTCTCAGAAAGAAATCATCATTCAGGCTTCTGCTCGTCAGAAGTACATTGACCAAGGTCAATCACTGAATCTTATGGTTCATCCAAAGACCTCTCCGAAAGAAGTAAATCAACTCATGATTTTTGCCTGGGAAAATAACATCAAAACCCTCTATTACCAACGTGGAACGCATCCGGCCCAAGAGCTGGGACGTAACCTACTTAACTGCGCGTCATGCGAAGCCTAATGCCTAAAGTACAAATTAATTGCTATTGTTGCGGTTGCATTTCTACCATTTCATTCACGGAGGATATTGTTGATCCTGATGTGGATGAGAACGAGGATAATACCTCGGTGGAAAGTTATCCCGAGTATTGCCCAATATGCGGCAACCATTGCAGCGAAGAAGGCGACATCGACGAGGAGTGATAAATAAGCCATTATGTGGCTTCATCATGACTCTCCGTTTGAACCAATTGAATTAGACCCAAAGAAAATTTACGGGTTCGTCTATTTAATAGAGAACCTAGTAAATGGTCGTAAGTACGTCGGAAAGAAACTCTTTTTCTTCAAGGGCTTTAAAACGGTCAAGAAGAAAAAGAAGCGCATCCTTGTTGAGTCGGACTGGAAGACCTATTATGGTTCCAGCAATGCACTTCAAAAGGATATCGCTGAAATCGGTAAAATAAATTTTCGTAGGGTTATTCTGCACCTATGCACCAGTAAGAGCGAATGTTCTTACCTAGAGATGAAGGAACAGGTAGAAAGAAAAGCTATTCTTTCCGATGAGTATTATAACGACCAGATTCGGGTAAGAGTCACGAGAAACCAGTTGACAAAATACCGCAAAACGTTACTTTAGTGTTTACATCTGACGTTAGCGTAGTATGATTGGTACATGATCTTAGTCGACTATTCGGGTATTGCAATTTCCAACATCTTCACACAGAAGATGGATGTTTCAGAGCATTTGATACGCCACATGATTCTAAACTCCTTGAGGATGTATAACCTCAAGCATCGTAAGGAATACGGTCAGATGGTTATTGCCTGTGACGGAGGTTCGTGGCGCAAGCAGATCTATCCTCAGTACAAGGCTCACCGAAAGGCAAACCGAGACGATAGCGGTCTTGATTGGACTGAATTCTTTCGCATTCTAACTCTGGTGCGCAATGAAATTGCAGAGAATTTTCCATACAAGGTTGTTCACATTAACAACATTGAGGCTGATGACATCATTGGAACTCTTACAGAAAAGACACAGAACTTTGGTCAACACGAGCCAGTGATGATCATTTCTTCGGATAAAGATTTCATCCAGCTTCAACAGTATTCCAATGTAAAACAGTTCTCACCTATGATTAAGTCTTTCATCAAGGAGAAGGATCCAGTCAAATATCTGTTTGACCATACGGTTCGTGGAGATAGTGGAGACGGTATTCCAAACATTCTTTCTCCAGACAATACGTTCGTGGATAAGATTCGCCAAAAGCCAGTTTCTGCTAAAAAAGTTGATGCATGGTATGCCTCACGTTCTTCCCTGGATACGGTAATGAATCAAGAAACATACCGCAATTTCCAGCGCAATACCGCTCTTATTGATCTGAGCAAAGTTCCCCAGGACAAGAAGGACTCTATTATAAATACATTTGATTCGGCCAAACCGAATTCAAATATCCTTAATTATCTGATCTCTAAACGCTGCACACAATTGATTGAATGCGCTGAAGAATTTAATTCACAATGATCTCATTACTCGTACACGAAATACTGCAGAAGGTTTCAGCAATGGAAAGTGCAGAGTCGAAAACTGCTTTCCTGAAACAGCACGATTCACTTGAATTGCGCGATGTCCTTCGAGGATCTTTTGACGATTGCATTCAATGGAATCTACCATTAGGAAAACCCACATATGACGGAAGACTTTCCAAATCCGGGCATTCTTCTTCCTCTCTTAGATTAAAGATTAAAATATTCCACTATTTTGTAAAAGGTGGCCAGGGCGATGCAATGAAACCGGCAAAGAGAGAAAACATGTTTCTACAGATCCTAGAGACTATTCATCCTAAAGATGCTGACATGATCCTTGCAATGAAGGATAAGAAACTAGAAACTCTTTATCCGGGAATTACTCGAGATTTAGTAAAGCAGACCTGGCCCGGCCTTATTCTTAAATAACAATTTCCTGAAAGAACCAACACGGTATCTTCTATATTAATTATAGAAAAAAATGATCATCTCACAGCTGGACCGACTTAAACAAGATTATCAAGAGCTGGATTATTACATCCAGCGTCTCCAGAAAGAAGGCAATATTACATCAATTACGGGAATGCAGAGAAAACAGAAATTTCTGCAAGGAGTGATTGAATCTCTTCAGGTTGAAGAACCCGAACTTCAGGTGGCATAATAAAAAGATTTACATTTCGTTGAAGTAGGTGTAGGATATACACCATTAGATTATGAACATATTTGTCCTGGATAAAAACCCCGTGATTGCTGCGCAATTGCAATGCGATAAGCACGTGGTCAAAATGATCGTCGAATCAGCTCAGATGCTTTCGACTGCGCATCGCCTACTCGATGGTACGATGCGCGAAACAAAGAAATATGTTGCGGGTTCTCTTCCTGCACGTTGGCGCAAAGGTAAGGAATGGCTACTTCCGAATCCCGAAAAAGACGACAAATTCTACAAAGCGGTTCATATGAATCATCCATGTACTGTATGGACCATGGAAAGCGTTGAGAACTATGAATGGCATCATCAGCACTTTGAGGCGCTCTGCAACGAATACACCTACCGTTATGGTAAGATCCATAGTAGTGAAACATTATTGCTAGAAGATCTCATAGATCCGCCAGAAAACATTCCGGATGTACCAATGACTCAGTTCAAACTTGCAATGAAATCAACTCCGGAATGCATGTATCCAGATGATCCTGTGCGGTCGTATCAAGAATTCTATCAAACAAAACAAGGCAGATTCAAAATGGTCTGGACCAAACGAAACACGCCTTCTTGGTTCGTTACAAAATAAAATGCCAAACTACGACTATCATTGTAAAGAATGCCACCACGAGTTCACTCAATTGGTGCCCATGGCTGATCGAGATAAACCTACGATCGATGAATGCCCATCCTGCCATAAGGTTGGAGCAGTCCTACGTGGAGTCACTGCAGTGCAACTGAGCTATTCTGGCTTTAAATCCATGTACTCGCGTGGGGGTGACGGTTGGAAAGAAGTCCAGCAGAAAATAAAGGGAGGCTCAGGAAGAGGCAACACAATTCGGACAAAATAATCTCATGGCTAAACAAAAATCTAAACAAAAACAAATTATTGCGTCAATTCCTTCGGTTCGCTACGAGAATCTAAAGCAAATTGAACCTCTCACGCTAACTCAAAAGAAAGTGTTTGCTGCCTATAAGAAAAAAAATCATCTCTGCCTTTCTGGTGCAGCTGGTACTGGTAAAACGTTTATGGCGCTATACCTTGCCCTTGAAGAAGTCATGAAGGGGGAATCTCCATATGAAAAAATCATTATTGTACGTTCCATCGTTCCTACACGTGATATTGGATTCCTCCCGGGCGACCGTGCGGAAAAGGAAGCAACATATCTGTCTCCGTACATTTCGATTCTATCAGAACTCTTTGGAGATAAGATGGCATGGAATAAACTTGTGGCCAAAGGCACAGTTGAATTCCTTGCTACTTCATTTATCCGTGGTATTACTCTTCGTAAATCCATCGTAATTGTGGATGAAATGCAGAATCTTACTTTTCACGAATTAGATTCAATCATTACCCGTCTCGGTGAGGATTGCCGGTTCATCATGTGTGGTGATTACTACCAATCAGACCTGGAGAAATCCAAGGATAAAAGCGGTATCATTGACTTCATGAAGATCATCTCTCAGATGAAATATTTCTATTCTGTTGAATTTACCTGGCAGGATATTGTTCGATCGGGTATTGTGCGAGATTATATTATGACAAAAGAATTCTTAAAAAAGAACGAATAATGAATAGGAACCGAGAAGAAAAACAAAATCGATTTGATCGTGAAGCTCAAAAGCATCAGCGAAAGAAAAATGTTCATCCATCAAAAAATAACAATGAGGATGAACAATACTATCGGGTCAATGGACCAATTGATGCTGGAGATATTCTTGAAGACTTTGAAGACCTAGACGAATGACATTTATTCATAATCCCATAGATCTAGGATACAATGATCTCGTGTGCGAAACCCTTGAAAGTGGACGCACGTATGCTACTCCGAGGGGACCTAAGTATCCATCGATTACCACGGTTCTTGGGATTCTAAGCGAGAATAGTATTCGTGAATGGCGTCAGAAGGTGGGTGAAGAAGAGGCGAATCGTATCTCCCGGCGGGCGTGTGCCCGTGGGGAAGAGATTCATAAGGTTGCTGAGAGATTTCTAAATAACGAAGTCCTTGAATCTAAAAACTTCCTCCCTCATATCTGGCAGATGTTTAGTACGATTCGTCCGATTCTGGAATCCAGAGTCAATAACATTATTCTGCAGGAAAAACCTTTGTATTCAGATCATCTGGGCCTTGCAGGTCGTGTGGATCTTGTTGCTGACTTTGACGGTGTCCGGTCAATTATTGACATCAAAACATCTCGACGAGTCAAAGAGAAGGAAGATATTCATACATACTTCATGCAGGAAACTGCCTATGCGATTATGTTTGAGGAACGCACAAAACTTCCAATTACAAACATCGTGACAATTATGGGAATCGATGACAATGAACCCAAAGTGTTTAAAGAACACCGTGATAATTGGGTCAAACCACTCCTAGAAACCATCCAGGAATATAAGCGCAGAAAAATCTTCGGAAACTGATACATACTACCAATGAAGACTGATGTTAAAAAATTAGATCATCCCCTATTCGATATGCTAAATCAGGAAAAAAAACCCACATGTGCCTTTACAGATAAACCCCTCGGGCATATCCATGAGTATTATCTCGTGGGACAAATTGAAGAAGCTTCGAAATACACCGAGTGGTTTAATCAGATTCGTCATTGTCCTCCAAATGATCTCGTGAAAATCTACATCAATTCTTCGGGTGGCGATCTATGGTCAGCAATTCAGTTCATGCGGGTGATCCGTGAATGCAAAGCTCCAGTCATGGCCTCCGTTGAGGGCGCCTGTATGTCTGCAGCAACTATCGTCTTTTTAATGTCAGATAGCTTTGAAATCTCTGCTCATTCAATGTTTATGTTCCACAATTATTCGGGTGGCACAATGGGTAAAGGCGGAGAGATGATCGACCAGATCAAGCATGAACGCAAATGGTCTGAAGGATTACTCCAGGAAATTTATTCGGACTTTTTGAAGCCCGATGAGATTCAATCAATTCTTGATAACAAAGATATTTGGATGACTGGTAATGAGGTTGTGAATCGACTCAACGCTCGGAGAAAGATTCTTCAAAAGAAGAAGAAAAAAGCCACAAAAGGCATCGAGTAAGTTATTGGTATTCAATAACCTGGGGTTATTTTAAGCGGCTGTTTGTAATCAACAGCTTAGGTAAATCGTATTTGTTTACTTTTTGGCGGTTTGTTGTAGGATAGTAGCATGTTAAACAACCCAACCTTTAAAAAGTATGAATCAACTGTTACCGACATGGAACAGTTTGGCGTCGCCGATATTAACCGTTGGTACGAATTTGTTAATGAATACCGCGTTGCAGGTCAGGACATTGTGATGTCCCTTCTCTCTGATGTTCAACATCTTATGGGTGACCCTCAAAATGATCTTCGCGTCCGCTTTCTGATCAACCGCGCCAAGTGGGTGACCATGAACAAGCTGGACAACAAGTGATAATCAACAACTTAGGACAATCTAATTAATTTACTTTTAGCCAATTTAGTTTAGGATTATATCATAATGAATACCGCAAAACAAATGAAACGATACTATTACGCTCAGGATCTAAAGTTCGTTGTCAAACTTGGCGAAGAGGCTTACCAAAACGGAATCATGGCTGCTTCGCAATGCGACATTCACTTCCACGCATTCGTGAAAGAGTATCGCAAAGAGCCTAAGAAATTAATGAAACTTATGGATGCATGGCGCAAGGGTTACTTTGATGCCCTTCATTTAGAAACTTCTTTTCAAGGTTCTTAAAATTTTATGAGAATCTCCGAATTAATTAACGAACTCAATGCTGTCAAGGACAAACATGGAGACGTCGAAGCAGTAGCCTACAATCCTGAGTATGCTAACTATGATACAGTTGTGCGTATCCATCCTGTTTATCCAGGTTACCCAGGTTTTAAAAAAGATGAAAACGCACCAGCTTGGGGTGTTTGTATGTCTACTTTCTAAAAATGTCCAACGATAAAATCATTCAAAGTCTTATTCGGTCTGGTATTCTACCCGACCCCAACTTTGTCCCACGTGAGACCAAGGTCAACCGCTTTGGTATCATGATCTGGGACCACAAAACCGCTGGTCACTGCCAAGTGCTCAACGGTGAATCTTACTCTAATGCTCGCAAATACAACGTACCACGAAAAGGCTTCACTTCAGTTGTTAAATCAATTACAGGTTAATGTATTGACTCCTGTTGATGCTTCTGCGCGTACCACACTGGTGCTCGACGGTTCCTACCAAGCCTATGCCTTCTTCACGGCCCGTGCGTGCATGCGTCACATGATGAATGGTAGGGCTCACGGTATCGACGCGAGTGGTAACACAATTCCATGGGACGGTCGTGAGGACAATGACGGTTATTCGTGGTCGAAGAACACCATAGAACTCTTTGACAACCAGCCATGTCTGCGTTCCGCTCCGGACCGTATCAGTGGCGAAGAAAAGCAATGGGCAATTCCGACCATCGTTGTCTGCACTACTCACTTCGGACATACTGTTCGTCGTGGTCAGCAAACCTCACTTCGGAGTCTTTACAGCATCTATAAGGGCACCTGTCAGTACTGCCTCAAAAAGATACCTTTCTGCGTTGCCACCAAGGATCACGTGCATCCCAAGTCAAAGGGTGGTACCAATGACGGGTTCAACCTTGTTCTTGCCTGCCGCGACTGTAATGCTGCCAAGGACAACATTTTCCCGTATTTTGACATTAATGGTAAGGAAGTGGTTCCAAAGAACCGTGTCCAGATCGGCGTTCAAATCCCCGAGGATATGGGTATCCGCGAGGAATGGAAACCATATCTTTTTATGCACTAATTGCGCTTTGTTGTTTACTTTGTACCAAAACTAAGTATGATAGTCCTATAAATAAATCAACAAACACTTCAAATGCTTACGGTACAGATTAAATCAGATACAGAACAAAATCCACATAGCTGTGGCTTGTTCTGGTCCGTACGCGGAACAGGTTACAGGGGTTAAAAATAAGGTCGATCTAAAATCGAAATTATCTTTAACCTCTGGGCCATAAAGCTCAGAGGTTTTTTTATCACTTTCAGTTTCACTGCCAGACTCCGGCTTTAAGGAGTCCAAACGTCCGATAACGGGTATCCAAACCAGCACAAGCTGAGAGGGGTAAAATTAGTTCTTTTTTCAAATAAAAATAGACGAGCCCCGGACGTCTTTAAATAAATTGCCGGGCTCTTTTAAGGTCTAAGTGTTAGATAAAAACGAAATGCCGTCTGCACCGATATGCAGCCAGAACACTGAGCTATCGTTACCTTTCCAATTTTCCTACCTGCACTGAATGTCGGGTTCATCCGTGAAAGCAGCAATGCTTCTAGGTGCATGGTGGGATTCAATTTCGCCCTTGTAGCTCAGTTGGTAGAGCACCAGTTTTGTAAACTGGTTGTCGTCGGTTCGATCCCGTCCGAGGGCTCCATTTTAAGGAAGGGTGGCTGAGTGGTTTAAGGCGCTAGTCTTGAAAACTTGAGTCGCCTAAAAACGACCGTGGGTTCGAATCCCACCCCTTCCTCCAATTTAGGAAATATGGCCGAGTGGTTTAAGGCAAGACTTTGCTAAAGTCTCGGGTCCTCAAAAGCCCCGAAGGTTCGAATCCTTCTATTTCCGCCATTTTCGGTCTAGTAGCTCAGTTGGTTAGAGCATCGTCTACCTCTATAAATAGATTAATGCCCAAAGGTAAAACAACAACATCTATTTGTCCTAAATGTGGAAATGCCGTATCGCTTTTCGCATTCAATCGTCATTTAAAGTGGCACGATAAACCTAAAGTCATTAAACCTAAAGTAGAGAGGGTTGCATGGAATAAAGGTAAAACTGTATTGTCCGATGTTAGATGTTTTAGACCAAAAACTGGTCCCGGTACAGGAACTGCGCATACTCAAGAAACTAAATCACTATTATCAAAAATAGCAAAAGATCGAGGTTTAGGTGGTTACCAACCTTTGGCTGGAAGAAGTAAAAAATTTAAAGTAAATGATTCATATGGTAATGAAGTTACACTACAGAGTACATATGAATTAAGATGTAGTTCATTATTAAATGAATTGAATATAAAATGGATTCGACCGAAATCATTAAAATACAACAATAAAAGATATTTTGCTGATTTCTATCTAACAGAATATGATTTATATTTAGATCCTAAAAACGATTATAAAGCCATTTTGGATGCAGAAAAAATACAATTAGCAGCAAAACAGAATTCTGTAAAAATAATCATTCTTTTAAATAAAGATATAAATGTGGAATATATTAAAAGCCTTTGTAGTTAAACGGTATAACCAGCGCTTGATAAGCGCTAGTCACAAGTTCGATTCTTGTCGAAGGCACCAGTTTTGCGGTATAGGTGTTAATGGATACACGCGAGTTTTCCAAACTTGAGTTCTGGGATCGTTACCCGGATACCGCTCCATTTTGCAAACGCCACGTCATTGGCGAAATTGAGGTTGACTCAAATGACAATTTTTCGGGCGCGTCGCATAGCGGCTATTGCAGGACACTGTAAATGTCCCCTCTTCGGATAACCCTTGGTTCGAGTCCAAGCGTGCCCACCATTTTGAGTAGAAATCCAGTTGTTCGTAAAACAGGAGTCGGTGTTATCATTCAGTATGTTGAACAACAGGTAACCGTGCTCGGAACAATCGGTACTACTCATTTTTATAGACCCGTAGTGAAACGGATTATCACGCAACGCTACGAACGTTGTATTGAAGGTTCGAATCCTTCCGGGTCTACCACTTTAGGGAGTTTGGTGAAGCAGGTGCTCACGTGCCGCTGAAGACGGCAAGAATCTGGATCGATACCAGAAGCTCCCACCATTTTATTCGGTTAACGGTAGAAGTCCGTGTTGTCGTACCACTTAACGACGTGAAGGACGGCTTAGTGAGCCGCGCGGGTCGATAAGACCTTCGATTGAAGTTCCGACCGAATAATTAATTTACAGTAGCGAGGTCGATTGGTCAAGGCAAGAGTTTCATAAGCTCTTTTATGTGGGTTCAATTCCCACCGCTACTACCATTTTAAGCGCCAGTGTTGTTGAAAGGCTAAACTTCTGTTTGCAAAACAGTCACATGCAGGTTCGATCCCTGTCTGGCGCTCCATTTACGGCGATCATAGCTCAATTGGCCAGAGCACGAGATTGTGATTTTCGGGGTTACGGGTTCAAGCCCCGTTGATCGCCCCATTTATTTTAAAGTATGGGTCATGTTTGAACCCTGGAATCGGTTCGTCCATCCGCGGATTAGGTTACCGCTGCTTTAATTTTTACGGATGTGGTACATTAGTAGTGCAGCAGTCTCCAAAACTGCCTTATGAGGGTGCGATTCCCTCCATCCGTGCCAATTTCTTCTGTGTTTATGCAGACCGTTACATTCGCCGGCGCTAAGGTAAAGCTCCATGTTGCTAAGAAACTGGGCAATCACATATTTAAAAGGTTGCGTTCCTTTAGGGGGTTTAAGAGTGTAACGCATACAAGTGCATTCATCTTCTGGAAATGTTCTGGAAGACTTGTATGGCAGAAGGATCCAATTTTGAATAGCAGCTCGGAATGTAGAAGATTGTTTCCATCTTCGGTACGAGCACGGGGTCTAACCGTCAGCGGAAAAACATGGAAGTAACGAAAAGCCTCTGAGTTCATAACAGTACGTTTATTGGGAAACATTAAACGTGTTGGAGCTTATGCGTAAATAAGAAACTCGCTGAAGTGTGGTCATATAAAGCAAAGCTACATCTATTCAAATAATTTAACATACACAGTAGTCCTCTTGATTTACATCAATGGCAATAATGGCTGTGTGAAACTTTAGGGGTGGTAGCTCAGCTGGTTTAGAGCGTCTGCCTGTCACGCAGAAGGTCGCGGGTTCGAGTCCCGTCCATCCCGCCATTTTACATATAAATAGATATGTACGGTTAACCTCAACTCAATAAACATATGTTCTCATTACTCCTCGCACTCATTGTCGGTTTCGTTGCTGGTCTTCTTGTTGCTCGCAAAAACAAAGCAAAGGTTGATGCTGCAGTTGAAGTCGTTCAGTCTAAACTGAAGAAGTAATTTCTCGGGGTGTAGCTCAGCTTGGTAGAGCGTCTGGTTTGGGACCAGAAGGTCGTAGGTTCGAATCCTATCGCCCCGACCAATTATCAAATCGTAAATACATTATGGCAAACAATACGGATAGATATTCACAGAACGCAGCAGGGAAGTTTTATGTCGACACTCAGTGTATCGACTGCGACCTTTGCCGTGAAACTGCTCCAGACTTCTTTACTCGTGAAGAAGATGGCGGCTTTTCATATGTACATACTCAACCCACAACACAAGCAGGCATTGACATGTGTATGGAAGCCCTCGAGGGCTGTCCCGTAAGTGCCATTGGCAACGACGGATAATTTTTGGCATATAGCTCAATGGCAGAGCATCGCACTGTTAATGCGAGGGTTGTAGGTTCGAGTCCTACTTTGCCAGCCATTTTAAGGACTTGTAGCTTAGTGTCCTAAAGCAAGGGACTCATAATCCCTAGATCGTGGGTTAAAATCCCACCGGGTCCACCATTTTCCCTGATTGTGTAATGGTAGCACAGATGACTTTGACTCATCTAGTCTAGGTTCGAAACCTGGTCGGGGAGCCAATTTTGCCGCTATCGTCTAACGGTTAGGACACTTGGTTTTCATCCAAGTAATCGGGGTTCGATTCCCCGTAGTGGTACCATTTATGTTATGCCCTCGTGGTGGAATTGGTAGACACAACACACTTAAAATGTGTTCAACTGTGGGTTCGACTCCCACCGTGGGTACCATTCATATAAATAGATTACACCTTAATCCTAAAATTCAATGATTTCAACAATTCTCAATCTTCAGGGAACAGACGCTGCAGTTTCAACAGCATCAACTATCGGATCCGCCTCACTCGTACGCGTTTATAATAACAACGGCACAGCGGTACTTCTTACGGTTACGACTGCAGACGCCGCCACGACCACAGTGACGATTGCTCCGGGTGAAGTTCTCTATCTCGAAAAGTCACCCCTTTCTACAATTACCGCTGCGACATCTTGCCGCATGGTATCTGTGGGCTACTAAGGCTTAAAGTTCGCCACGGCGAATAAGAATTTTCTTATTTGCTGCATGGGCTTCTTGGACGAGTTCTTTATTCTCGCCAAGATATTTTACCGCGTAATTGTTCTCGATGAGCCACTCGTTAACATTTGTTCCATCTTCCAGGATGAAGATACCGAGAATACGGCCAAACTTATCGTCATTTGCTCCGGGTTTCTGAGTATTGATCTTTTGATAGGAACCCGCTGGAAGTTTTTCAGCAAGTTTCTTCTTTGATAAGAGGCCTCGAGCCTTTTCTTCTTTATCAGCAGTACGGGACTCAGGAGTGTCTACTCCAACCATTCTGACTCGTTGGCCAGCAAGAACGATATTGAATCCGAGGTCGAGGTCGATCTCAACAGTATCGCCGTCAATCACTTTATTAATTTTGCAAGAATATTGGTACATAGGAATGTATTTATACTCCACGCGGAAATAGCTCAATGGTAGAGCACTTCGTTGCCAACGAAGATGTTGAGAGTTCGAGTCTCTTTTTCCGCTCCATTCTGCCTCGATCGTTCAACGGATAGGACAGAAATCTTCATTGTTATAAATAAACATATAAGCGTCTATGGTGAAACGGCTATCATAAGAGTCTTCTAAGCTCCTGTTCCAAGTTCGAGTCTTGGTAGACGCACCAAATTCTATAAAATATGTTTAAATGTAAATACTGTAAAAAGGATTTTGAAGGTCTATCAACTGCTAATAAAGCAAATCATAGTAGGTGGTGTAAAGAAAACCCAAAACGATCTTCGTATCAAATGAGTAACAACTGCACTCAAATGTGCACTCCTGAAGCTAAAGCAAAGCGTATTGCTGGAATTAAAAAAGCTCATGCTGATGGGAAATATGATAATGTCGATTATTCAAGTCCAAATTTAGGAAAAACTCATAGCCCTGAAAGTAAGGCATTAATGAGTCAAAAAGCACTAGCATCAAAACATAGACGTTTAGTTAGATCTATAAGAAAATATACAAAGAAAGATGGAACTATTGTCACTTTAGATTCATCCTGGGAAGAAATTCTAGCAATGCGGTTGGATGAAATAGGAATCAATTGGATTCGTCCCAAAGTTCCTATTTCATATGTAATGATTGATGGTAGAACTCATAATTATTTTCCTGATTTTTATCTGCCGGATCATGACATATATCTCGATCCTAAAAATCCGCACGCGGCGAATGTTCAAAAAACAAAATTAGATGTTATTAAAAAACTTATGCCCAATTTAAAGATAATTTTATCATTAGATGAATGTAAAACATATATGCCATAATCACATTTTGTTGTTTACTTTTGATGTGACATGTGTATGATTGTACCATAGTCAATTTCGTTCTTTTAAATACTTTCCAAGGTTTGATCACCTTGGACTCTCATGCGGCAACTGGTTTCACGAACCTATTGTCACCACGGTCTGCAACAGTTGTAAAATCTCGATAATAGTGGAATAGGCACTGGTCGGGACTGTATGCTGACGTTGCCGTAACATGAGAGAAATTTTTGTGGCGGAAGAAAGCCTTTCTAATGGGGCTAACGCATGGGTGGTGTGAAGAACATCACTCAGTTCTACAATGTGTAAGTAAGTAA